TATAAATATATAATAAAATTAAAAATATTTTTAGATGTTAAATTAGATATCTTTAAATATTAAATACAGAATAAGACTCCGACCGAGTCTAAGTAAGCTACTTAAGACTCCGTACAAAATTAAATATTTTTAAATAATTATTATATTAATATAATGTTTTTAAGTTTAAAATATTTCTATAACTTTAAATATTTTTTATTTTATAAATATTTTTTATTTTATAGATATAAACTATTTTATAGACATAAACTATTTTATAGACATAAACTATTTTATAGATATAAACTATTTTATAGACATAAACTATTTTATAGACATAAACTATTTTATAGACATAAACTATTTTATAGACATAAAATAATAAAAAAAAATAGTTATTTCTACTATTAATACTATGGTCCGTAAATTCTCGAAAATAAAAAATATAAGTATTAATGACAAAAGATGACAAAATATGTTATTCAAGTTTACAACAACACGATAATACAATAATATTAAATAATACCGAGTTAAGTGCAACTGCTATTCAAATAAACCATGCAAAACAATCCTACAACATAACCATGCAACATAACCCTGCAAAACAGCTGTGCACGAATAAATGAATTAAGAAGTTGATAATGTAAAAAAACAAATGGTGAATTCACAAAACATTCAAAATCTGAATATTCAACGTCTTAATATTCAACAAGTACATCCGGACCCTGAACAACCACGGACTATTTTCCAGAAAATTAAAATGAATGAACTCAGAGAATCGATCGAAAAAAACGGTATATTAACTCCTCTTATTGTTGAATCAAATTATAAAGGAGGAGAGCAAAAGGGAAAGCAAAAGGGAAAGCAAAAGGAAAAACAAGATGGAGAGCAATATCTGATAATAGACGGTGAGCGCCGATATCGGATTGCTAGAGAGTTGAATTTTACAGAAGTGCCGGTTTATATTATTAAGGGACCACTGTCATATCAGGACCGGACAGTCAAGCGTTTTCATATTCAAGAACAGCATTCATCTTGGAATGTTTTTGATAAAGCCCAGTCAATTAACAGGTTAAAGCAACAATCTGACTTGACAATTGCTCAGATTGCTGCAAAAATCAATTATAATCCATCTATAGTTCATAATTGGATTAGCATCTTGAGTTTTTCAAAAGACTCTCAAACGATTCTTGTCAATAAGAATATATTGTTTACTCATTTGATTTATCTAGTCCGGATCCTTAAGCGATATTTGTTAGCATCTGACATGTCTCAAGTAGACATTGAACGATATATCATTAAAAAAATAGAAATAGATAAAAGTATCTTGACAACTCAGAACCTTTTGCAGTGGTCTCAAATTTTGATTGATCCAAAAGATTACGATGAAAAGACTCGTTTTTTAATGACTGATAAATATACATTTGACAACTTTGTGTTGAATACTAACGAAGGCAAAATAACTGAGTTAAAAATATTTTACCAGCAGCTCAGCCGGTTTGCGAAACTGCTTCAAGAAGTACAAGTTAAAAAATTGCAGTTTTCTGAAGAGCATAAATCGCTTGGCAGCAGGATTTGCTCTTTGTTGAAAAAATTATAAATTTATTAAAGACTATGAAAGTCTGTATACCATCAAAAGGCAGAGCCGAAACTATTCGAACTCATTATTTTTTCAAGCCTGAAGATGTTATTATATTTGTTGAGCCGCAAGAAATCAAAGCATATAAAATATTCCAGCCCGGATATGAAATTGTTGACATCAAAAAATCAAACCAGGGTTTGTATTATGTTCGAAATTTTATTATTGATTATATGCACGATGATAAAATATTAATGCTTGATGATGATATTTATTTTATCGGCAAAGCATCAATAGACGGTCACTATAAGCAATTTGACAATATAGACGAAATAATATCTGATGTTGAACAAGTTCTTGATACTTGTTGGGGGTATACATTGCCCCAAGCAAGCTTTGGTTATTTTATTGCTAAAAAGTATAAATATAATGAAAATATATATTATTATAACAGTACCAGCTTATTTGCTTTTTGGGGCTTAAATTTAGTACAAATAAAAAAACATAAGATTCGTCTTGATCCCCATATTATAGAAGGTGACGATCTTGATTTTTCAATTCAACTTGTTTTAGAGGGCGGGAAAATTTGTTGCAATTATAAATATGCAATCCGTAATGAGCTTCGTTCAGAAGGTGGCTTGTCAACTGTTCGAAAATACACAATGTATAATTTAGATAACATTATACGTCAACTTGTCGATTCTTTAAGTGAAAAATATGGTAGTGAATTTGTTCAAATCAGTCACAATACAGAAGGCTATTTGCTTGGGTGTCGACCTCGTTTTAATTTGATAGTTAAACGTAAAGATATTGTTCTTGAATATTTTAGAAAATATCAAAAGAAGCAGCATCATAAAACTTCTATTAAATTAAAATAAAAAAGAGTTTACAATTTCGAGTTTTAATTTTACAATAACAAGGTGACTTCATTGTGATATATTTTTTGAATATTAAATGTAACATTATTTGTAAAACTAACTACAATTTTTAATTATGGCTTTCTATGATTTCATTTTAAAACCTTTTAAAAGAGCAACTTCTAAAAAAGTAAAAAGAGATGCTGATTCAAAAGTAAACGTTTTATCTTTACCTGAAATGATGGAAGAGCTCGGTGTTGTGTCAGAAGGAGTTATCGGTTCTTATGAACAAGAAGAAAATCCTGATGTTCTTGCTCCAGACACATATATATTCATGCAGCAAAATGATGGGACTGTTCGTTCTATTGTAAGGATAATGACTATGCCGATTGTGGCAACACCTATTAAAATAATACCTGGTGAAAAAGATAAGGGCGAAGCAGACTTTATCAAGACAGTTTTGATGGGTCCCGCTTATATGGGAGGGATGTCTACACCACTCCCTTTTGTTATTGCCGATATGTGCCGAGCGATATTTGAAGGCTTCCGTCTATACGAAAAAGTTCCCCAAATTATTGATATGGGCAAGTGGAAAGGCAAAATTGGCTGGCGAAAATTAGCCCCAAGAGATTCAATGACTGTTAAGTTGCGAGCAGACGAGCATGGGGGTTTTATGGGAGCAAAACAAATTGCAACATTCGGCCAGCGGACAGTGAATGTTGTCCTCCCGCCTGAAAAATGTCTGTTGTTTACTTTTCAGAAAGAAAGGCATTTTCTTTACGGAGAAAGCATTTTGAAGACAGCATATTACCATTATGATAAGAAACACAAGCTTTATTATCTAGCTCATAAAAAAGCTGAAGTAGATGCTGTTGGGCTAAAGATTTTAAAAGTGACCCAGCCTACTATTAATGAATCTGAAAGAACTGCTGCTGAAGAAGCAGTGGAGCAAATCGGAGTGAATACTCGGATAACATTGCCGCCTGGATTTGACTTAGAAATAGACCGGTCGCCGTCTGGATATAGTGTTCTAGATTTAATTCGACATCATGACAGTGAAATCATGTTATCCGCCCTGACTCAGGTTTCTCAAATTGGAACACAACAGAAATATGCTTATCCGTATGGTAAAGGCTACCAATATCAGAATCTTTATCTTTCACAAGCAATTTCATCGATTATGCGGTCAATGGAACACACATTAAACGAATGGGTTATTGCGCCGTTGATTGACTGGAATTTTAAGACAAACGCTTATCCAAAATTGAAATTTACACCCCTGACTGATTCTGTTCAGATGATGCTCAATGATATATTTTATGCGATGATAAAACGGAAAGACTTCCAGCTTCCTTCTGGACTTGAAAATAAAGTTCTTGATTCTATGGCTGAAAAGCTAGGGCTTGAATATAAGTCGCCGACAAAAGATGAAGCATTCAAATCATTTGAAAATGGAAAGAAAATAATGAGCAATTCTTTGAATATTCCTGCACCTGTCACAACTAAAAATTTAAAAGCAAAGTTGGTTAAGAAATATGTTCAGTTGAAAGATACTAATGATGTCTTGATTCAATTTGAAACATTGGGTAAAAATTATTCTTTGTCGAAATATAATAATTTACGAAACAAGAAAAAATGATTTGTCCATTTTGTAAACGAGCTGCCTCAAAAGTTTTTAAGGGTTCATTAGTGTATTGTTCGCAATGTGGAAAAGTTGTTGAGAATAAATCGAAGAGAAACCGTTCTACATTAAAATGTCCCGGCTGTGGAACATACTGCACAAAAGATTATTGTTCGAAATGTGGGTATGAATTTAAAGCAGGAAGAGATTATTAGTTTTTAATTTTGCTAACAAAGTTTTACAAGTGCGTTAGAAAATTAAGACAACATTTTAATCATTTTTTAAAGGCCCTTTCCATTGTTAACAATATTAAGAATTTGTATGGCTAAAAAACCACAAGCTCCAGATTCAACTGCAACGTGGTCGTGCAAGTATTGTGGAACCAGGAACCCGCCTGAAAACAATCATTGCAAAAAGTGTCAAAAGCCCAAGGGGGTTCGTTGATTTTAATTGTTATAGTTGGTTGTGTTGTACTAAATAAATATGAAAGATAAAAACTCACAACAAGATAAAGATATTGAAGTTGCAAAAACTGATATTGGTTGGATAAAAACTGAGATTAGAGATATAAAAGATCAAGTTTTTAATCATATTCCTACTTCTATTAAAGAGTTAAAAGAAGAATTTGTTAAGTATAAGTTATCTAACAATAAGTGGCTTATCAGTATACTTGTTTCGTTGATCTTTATATTTATAGGAATGATTGCAAATTTGATTTTTAAATAGTTCTTTAAATAGTGGAGTTAAGGACGGTATAAAAATTATGAACGATAAACCGTTGAAAAAAATATATGAGCCAAAATATAGCTTGGATGTTTTAAAAGATTTTCCAAAGTTAACACAGTGGCTTAATCAAATATGTCGATATGGAAACTTTGCTAATTTTGTTTATATTATCGACTATAAAGAAAAAGAAAAAATTAGAATAAGACTTTTTACCAAAAACTATTGTTATGGAATCGTTGCGTGTTTACCTCAAAAAACATTAAACGAATGTGGTGAGAACGGCTATCTTGGATGTGTTGGGGTAACAAGAAAACCCAGGGCAGGAGAAGAATGGACTCGTGGAAATGCTTTACCAGATGGAAAATATTCTGAAGAAACATGGAATAGAATTAAAGATGGAATTCTTGCTTATGAGTTTGTAAAGGTCGTACGAAATTTTCCTGAAAAAAGAGAGAAAAAAAAGAAATAATTGTTTTTCTTTGACTTCACTATTTAGAGAAATATACTAGTAGTCATTTATAAAGGTCATAAATTTTAGTTCTAATATTAAAAACTAAAATTAATATTGTTTAATAAGTTTTAAAATTAATATGCCAAAAAAATTTGATGAGTGTGTTAAAGCAGGAGGTAAAGTTCGTACAGTAGCTGGCCCTCGGAAAGAAAAGCCCAAATTAAAAACAGATGAATATATTCATATTTGTATTGCACCAGATGGGGGAAGATACTGGGGTTATAAAAAAAAGAAAAAGACTAAAAAAGAGTTAGAAATGTTACTAACTGAACTTAAAGAAGTATTTACACAGAATAAAGATTTTGTTGATGAATTAAAAAAAGCTTTAATGTCTTCTGATATTTCTGGGTTATTAAAACCGGGAGGAATTCCAATTTTCCAGAATCCAGAAAAGAAAAAAAAGAAAGTTAAAAGAATTAAAATTTCTTTAGAAGATATTACTTCTGAAACACTGCAAGATCTGTCGGATGTTGAGATTTACAAAAAACACAATGATATACATACTGGATGGAACGAAACAGATATTAATAGAGAAGAACTTAAAAATGTTCATAGACTTATAGTTCAAGAATTTAAAAATAAAGAGATGATACACCATTTTTGGGATTCATTAGACGATAAAAAGAATGATATTAAGGAAGTAGAGATAGTTGATACTGTAAATCAACCTACTTTTAATGTAGACAATACTGCAAATAGTGGCACAAGTCACATAAAAGTAGATTATGACACTGTAACTCTTACTATGTCTAAAAAAAAGAAATAGTTTACAAAAAAATATTATAAATATACTATTAATAAGAAACATGAAAAATGTATTTTTTGAACTCGAAGTTTTAAAAACATCTAAGTTAATCAGAAAAGGTGAACACGTTGTTGTGGGTTATTGTACAACATATGATTTAGATTCGGATAAAACTATTATTACCCCAAAGGCTATTGCTGATGCTAAAGATGATTTATTAAAGTACTCTACTGTATTATTTAATCATGATACTGAAAGACCGATCGGAAAAGTAGTAAACACAGCGATTGATCATACAGGATTATTGGTTGAAATTGTTATTTCTAAAGAAGAAAAAGAAATTTGGAATAAAGTTAAAGAAGGCATTATAAATAAATTTTCAATTAAAGGTCGAGCGTCCGACTTTGAGGAAGTTGTCGGACATGATGGAGAAAAAATCCTTAAAATTAATAAATTAGAATTATATGAGGTTTCGCTTGTATCTGTTCCAGCTAATGCTGAAGCAAAAACTATTAGCTGGTATGTTGCGAAATCGTTAAAAGATATGTCTAAATTAAAAAAGAAAGATAGCAAGCTTCAAGAAGTTAGGCCTGCTTCTGGAAGTCCTGAAACAGAAATTGAAGAAGTTTTAAAAATAATGAAAACGGGAGATATTATATCAACACTGAAAACCGCACTAACTAAAAAAACCGTTAATGGAATGTCTAAAACAATTAAAAATCTTTTAGATAAAATATCTGCATCGTATCCTTGTCCTGAAAAAATTAAGAAAGCAAAAAATGAGCTGATTGATAAATTAAAGAAAGTAGTTAAAAAAGCATCTGATGACGATAAAGAGGTTATTGAAGATGTGATTAACACATTGTCTAAGAGTGGATATGGCTCTCATGGTTATTACGGGTATATACCAGGTTACGGTCAATACTATAGTCCTTATAGATATCTTTCTCCAAAGAAAGCTAGTGACGAGTTTGATTTTGCAGATGAGAGTGACACTCGACCAATTTTTCAACTTAACACATATGGAAAGATTTCATTAGATGATGAGGGTACTTTTCGAAAACAAGTGTTGAAGAAAGGTAAATGGTATCATTGGAGTGCTGAAGGTGGTATTCTTAATATTACTGCAGAAAAAATTGCTCAAATTATTAAGAATTTTAAAGACCATGTTCTTGACAATGTAACAATTCCATTGACTCATACTACAAATCCAGCAATGAATACTGGTGAAGTAGTAAAGTTGATTGAAACTAAAGATGGATTAGACGCAGTGTGCAAAATTAAAGACAAAAGTATTGCTAAAAAAATTAAAGACGGTCTAATTAAATCAATTTCTGCCAGTATTGATCCAAATTATCAAGATAAGAAAACGGGCAAATTTACTGGACCAGTATTATTACATACTGCTTTAGTACATGAGCCATACATTAAAGGCATGAAAGGGTTTGTTCCATTATCTGATGACTTCAAAAACCGACCAGTTTTTGTTTTAGAAGATGAAGCAATTACTCCTGCTCAAAATTTTCTTATTCTTAAAGAATTGGTTGAAAAGATTGCTCAGAAGTTGGACATACAAGCAGATAACGATAAAATAAAAGATATGAAAAAATTAAAACTAACTTTGGAATTAGAATTACCAAAAGAACTTACAACTGATATTGAAAAATCTGCATATACAACATGTGTAGGTAAGAAATTAAAAGAAGGGATGTCATTCAACGATGCAGTTAAGTTTTGTATTAAGAAAGTTAAAAAAGGAGACGAAGAAACGGATAAAAAAGAAGAAAAGGAAGGGGAAACTAAAGAAGAAGTTAAAGAAGAAATTAAGAAAGAAGTTAAAAAAGATATTTCAGAGGATACTTCGGAGAAATCTGAAGAGGATGAAGTTTCTGAAAAAGAATCTTCTAAAGAAGAAGAAACTGAAGAAGTTTCTAAAGAAAAAGTTTCTGAAGAAACGGCTGAAGAAAAAACTTCTGAAGAAGAAACTAAAGAAGAAGCTGAAAAGTCTAAAGAAAAGCCTGAAGAAGAGTCTGAAGAATCTGCCCAGCAAGAGAAAGTTGAGCTTGCTGATGCAGAAAGGGTGTATGATAAATTCCTTAAAGCGGGAAAATTAGTTCCTGCTCAAAAGGATACTATTATATCGCTCTTGACTTCTAAAAACGTAGTCGAGCTTGGAGATAAAGCGGTCGATATCAGAAAAGCTTTGGAAACATTTTTAGAAAATCAGCCTCAAATCATCAACTTTGAAGAAAAGGGAACATCTGAAACTTCTGGTGAAACAAAATTGCCTCTTAAAAAAGAGGAAGTTATGCCAGAAGATGTTAAAGACTTTTATGTTAAAAAGATGAACCTTTCTGAAGAGAATGCTGATATAGCATGGCATGATGCTAAGAAATTAGCAGAGACTGAGAGAAAAAAATCAACAATATTTTAAGTTTATTTAAAAAATAAATAATGACAGCATTAAGTGATAACTTGGAAGCGAAACGACAAGATTCTGAAATAGTTGATTATGATGTGATTGCAGATGATATAATCTACAAAGGAGCTTTGGTAGTAGATGTTGATACTGGTTATGCTAGTCCTGGATCTAATGCAGGTGCTTACACTTTTTTGGGTGTAGCAGTTGAAAAAACCGATAATACGTCGGGTGCAGATGGTGCGAAGACTGTTCGAGTTTATAAAACTGGTAGTTTTGAATTTTCAACGCCATCAGCCGCTCAGACAGATATTGGACAAGCTGCGTATATTCGTGACGACCAGACTGTAGATACTACTTGTACGAACTCTATTCTAGCGGGATATATTGTTGGAATTCCTGATTCTACTCACTTTAGAGTGAGAATAGATGTTGCTGTTAGATAATTTTTATGTTAGTTAGATCTGATATACCTAAATTATTGACAGCTGGAATGAAAACTGAATTTATGGGTGCTTTTGGAAAAGCGACAGCAGATTATACTGCTATTGCAAGCACTATTAAATCTGGTAAAAACCAAGAAACATATCCATGGTTAGGTACAACTCCTAAAATGAGAGAATGGAAAGATGAAAGAATGCCTAAAGGCCTTTCTGAATATAACTTCTCGATTATTAACTATGATTGGGAAGCTTCTATCGCAGTTGATAGAAATTCAGTTGAGGATGAACAATACGGCCAAATAATGATTAGAGTTAGAGAATTAGCAGTTGAAGCAAAAAGATTTTATGATGAGTTAGCATTTGGTTTGATTGCACAAGGTAATAGCACTACTGGTACTGGCTATTTTGCTGGTAAAAGTATTAGTTGTTATGATGGTGCAGAATTTTTCAAGACAGACCATTCTGAAGGCTCTTCTGGATCTCAGTCAAACTATGGAACTACTGCATTAGGTGTTTCTTCATTGCAAACAGCAATTACAGCAATGAGAAAATTTAAAGATGACCAGGGCAAGCCTTGTCATATTTCTCCTAATTTGTTAGTGATTCCACCTGACTTAGAGTTTACAGCACGAGAATTATTAAATTCTACATATTATCCAGAAACAACAACTGTTAGAAATGAAGCTGATAGTGAAAATGTTGGAGGTGCTACTAAATTGGCTACCAATGTTTTGAGAGGTATTGTTAACTTACTAGTATCGCCATACTTGACTGATACGAATAACTGGTTTCTTGTTGATACATCACGAACTGTTAAGCCTATTATCCTCCAGATGAGAAAAACTCCTATATTCAGTAGCTTAATTAAGGGTACTGAAAGCTCATTTATGAGAAAACAACTCTACTATGGTGTAGATTGGAGGGGTTTCGCTGCATTTGGCGATTGGAGAACAGCTTACGGAGCGTTTGTTTCAGCTTAGTTCCAAGTCAATAATTTAATTAAATAATCCTTGAGTACTCATTATTTTATAGTAAAGTTTATCCTTGTATAAACTAAAAAATAATGAGTTGGAGAGGCTTCAAGGTAAAATGAGTCTAAAAGACCAAAAAATAAAATATCCGAAATTAAGTCTAGCGATGAAAGAAAAATGGAAAGACATTGGATATAGAAAAAAACAGATTATTGCTCATACGGGCATTATACAAAATAGTAAAACTAGAAAAAAAAGAAGCCAATCTTTAATGGGCCATATTGGTTATTGGGCTGGGAAAAAATTATCAATAAAACATAAAAAATTAATTCAATTAAAAACTAAACAAGTATGTAATACAACTAAGATTAGATTAAAAAGAGCTAAAAGTTCTAGAATCCTTTGGAAAAACCTTATTTATGCTAATAAAATAAGTTGTTCGATGAAGAAAAAATGGAGAGAGCCCGGGTATAAAAAAAGAACTGTACAAAAAATTTTAGAAGCTAGTCATGTTTGTCCTAATTATTCTGAGAAATTTCTTAATACTATTCTTCAAGTAACAATACCTGAAGAATATTTTTTTGTTGGAGACGGTCAATTTATTCTTGGAGGAAAATGTCCAGACTTTCTAAATATTAATGGAAAAAAGAAACTTATCGAGTTATTTGGAGAGCATTGGCACGAAAAGAAAGAAGAAAGAAAAAGGATTGAATATTTTAAGAAATTTGGTTTTGACACTTTAATTATTTGGGGAAATGAATTATTAAATATTAATAAATTAAAAAAGAGAATTTTAGCTTTTAATATATTATGAATCTAAAAAGTCAAATAAATAAAATATCAATTGGGATTCCAGCAGGTTCTGGACTTGTTGATTACAGATTTGCAAGTTCAATTGCAGCACTTAAAACACCAAATAATACTAGGATTATATGGGTACCTAGAGTAATGATAGATTCAGCAAGAAATATAATTGTAGAAAAAACTCTTGAGGAACCTGATTATACTCATCTTCTTTTTATAGATGATGATATGATTTTTCCTCCAGAAACACTGGATAATCTATTAGCCCACAATAAAGAAATTGTGGGTGTTCAAGCGTTTAAACGAAGAGAGATGTATGAACCTTGTGTTTATGCAAAAAGAGGTGATAAATATTATCCTGTGCTTGTAAATAGGTTTACTGAAGTTGATGCAATTGGCACTGGAATTTTATTAATTAAAACTGAAGTTTTTAAAAAAGTTAAATATCCTTTTTTTGAGACACTCTACGACAAAAATAAAACTCATTGGTCTGTAGACTTTATGTTTTGTAAAAAAGCGAAAAAAGCAGGTTTTAAAATATATTGTGAACCAAATATTAATATTGGACATATTGGTGACGCTCCTGTAAGGGGTAAAGGGGATTTCTTAAAAATGGTCGAAAAAAGAACTAATATAAATAAACCTTTTTCAGCTTCGCAGTAAGGTTGAAAAAGATTAAAAAAATGTCTAAAGGTTACGAAGTTACTACAAACAGTTTACTTTTTACTGGTATTGGTGCTATTTCTTCAGTAGTTCTGACTGCAAGTGCAAGTAATTCTACAGTAATAGTTTATGATAACACAGAGGGAAGTGGAACAATTTTAGTTACTATAAAAGCAACTGCGAATACTTCATGCACTAGTTATTTAGGCTCAAAATCTTTTGGAAATGGAGTTTATGCAGCAGTTACTGGAACGGGAGCGAAAGCGTATGTTGATATACTCTGATTTTAATTATGTCTAGAGGAAATTATAAACGAACTATAACGCATTGTCAGAATATTAGTAAAGCATTAAAAAAGAGATTTAAAGACCCTACAAAACATCCAACTTATGGAAAACATTGGAAAGTATCTATTGAGGTTAAAAAAGCTCAACGTTTAAGAATGATTGAAAAATGGAAAGATCGAAAATATCGTGAAACTTATATACAAAAAATAAAAACAAAGTGGCAAGATCCATTATATATTAAGAAAGTAAAAAAAGCTCGTGAAGGAATAACATTAAAACTTTGGACAAATCCAGAGTATCGAAAGAAAGTGAGTATGGGCGTTAGTAAAGCAAATAAAGGAAAAAAACGTACTGAGGAAGTTAAAATAAAGAATCGAAAAATGGTAAAGAAACTATGGAAAAATCCTGAATATGCTAAAAGGTGTTTAAGTTTCAATTCGCCAAACAAAAAAGAAATTCAAGTACTTGAATTACTTCAAACAATTTCATCAAATCAGTTTATTTTTACTGGTAATGGAGGATTTAGTGTAGGAGGAAAATATCCTGATTTTACTGACGAAAAGAATAAAAAACTGATCGAATATAATAGTAATTATTGGCATGGAGAATGGAAAACAGGCGAATCTAAAAAAGTTCACGAACAAAATAGAATAAATTACTTTAAACAATTTGGTTATGATACATTGATTATTTGGGAGAACGAATTAAAAAAGTTGAATAAAGTCAAACAAAAGATATTAAGATTTAATAATAATTAAAAATATGCCATTATATAAATTCAATTCATCAAAAAATCCACGAGGACAAAAACGACCCAAAGATGGTCGGGGTAAAGGTAGTGGTGTGCCCGGTGGGAAAAGAGGTGGTCGCAACAAAAAACCATGCCCTTCAAAAGGTCCTGGACGTGGTAGAGGTGGTGGACGCGGTGGAGGCAAGCACAGATAAAGAAACATAACTTGAGAGTCAACAAGACTATGGAAAGAAAATCAAAATCCAAGTTGCTAGATATTTTTTCTAAGCCAAAAATGATATTGATTGGATCATTTTATAATCTATGGGATGAAGAGTATATTGCAAGAACATTTGAGAAGTTAGGTTGGGAAGTTAAAAGATTTGAAGCAAAAGAAACATCTCTTGAAGATGTTCTTCGTGAAATACACACTAAAAAATATAATTTTTTATTAACTGTTAATAGAAGAATAAACGGAGATTTCTCTAAGATTTTGGGCAAAATAAAAACAGTTTTTTGGTTATTTGATCTTTATTGTGGAACAGATAGGGCAATAGACTTATTTTTTAATCCCCGATACCAATGTGATTTTGTTTTTTCAACAGATGGTGGCCATCAAGATTATTTTTTCTGGTCAAGAATTAATCATTATGTATTGAGACAAGGTATTTATGAAGAAGATGCTTATATCGGGCGATATAGAAAGTATTTAAAATCAGATATTACATTTGTTGGTACTTCTTCATCAATATTACACCCATGGCGAGCAGAAATGATAAGGAAACTTCAAAGTACATTCAAAAACAGTTTCAAGTGGTGGGGACGAATGGGGGCGAATGAAATTCGAGGTGCAGATTTAAATGATTTATATGCTTCTGTTAAAATAATAGTTGGTGATTCTTCACCAAGTCCACAGTACTGGTCAGTTCGGATTTATGATGTATTAGGAAGAGGTGGATTTTTGCTTCATCCAAGTGTTGATGGTCTTGAAAAAGAGTTTGAATACTATAAACATTTTGTACCATTTGAATATAGAAATTTTGTTGATTTAAAAAAGAAAATTAACTATTATTTAACACATAATAAAGAAAGAGAAAAAATTAAAAAAGATGGATTTGAGTATTGCAAAAAGCAACATTCATTTAAAAGTCGTTGTACACAATTATTAGAAACAATTAACGAAAAATAACAGATTAAAAATATGGCAAAAAAAATGCGTTATGGACTTATTGCTCGTAGTGATTCGTGTGGACTTGGAACTCTTTCATTAGAATTCTACCGTCATTTGCCATTTTCAAAAGTAGTTGCAATATCACCATATAGAGTTGAGTATAGGTGGAAATTTCCTGATGCTTATTGGGTTGGTAGTTTAAACGCTTCTTTCATTAGAGACTTTCTTAAAGATTTAGATCTTTTATTGACATTTGAGACGCCGTATAACTGGGAAATTTTTAATATTGCAAGAGAAATGGGAGTGAAAACAGTTCTTATCCCTAATTTTGAATGGATGCCGCTTGAACTGCCCTCTTTACCTGATTTATGTATTTGTCCTACATTGTTAGATTATCAAGAAATGAATGAACCCAAGATTTTTCTACCCATTCCAATAAATCGAAAAATTCTTCCATTTAAATTAAGAGAAAAAGCGAATATTTTTCTTCATAATATTGGAAAGGGAGGGGTGCGAGGTAGAAATGGAACTATGGAAATTTTAGAATCTCTTCCATTAATTAAGAACCCCATTAAACTTGTAATGAATTTTCAACCTGCATTATTTTGGATAAATAAAAGTGTATCTGGAAAAATACAAGAAATTGCAGGAAAAAAATATATATCAGGAGAAGAGTTTAGATATAACAAAGTAACTCTTAAAATACAAGAAAAAGATTTTTCTAAATACGAAGATCTTTACAACGGAGAAGATATTTTATTACACCCTCAAAAATATGGAAGTCTTTCTCTTCCAGTTCAAGAAGCGATGTCATTAGGAATGCCTGTTATTAGTATTAATAAATTTCCAGAAAACAGTTTTTTACCCAAAGAATTATTACTTACTCCAATAAAACAAGAGAATATTTTTATTAGAAGAAATACTCTACATTCTTCGATATCGCCAAGAACAATAGCTGGAAAAATAGACGAAATTGCAGATAAATCAATCAAAAAATATTCTAATTATAATAATATGTTAGCTGAAAAATGGAGTTGGAAACAACTTAAATCTAAGTATTTAAATATTTTTGAAAAACTAGTTAATGGTGAAAGAATTAAACAAAATGAAGACGAAAGAAGTTCTTTTTTCATTCAAAAAAAAGAAAAAAATACAAAAAATGTTTTTATTCCAGAAAAATTTAACTCTGAACAACAAATTAATATAGATTTAAAGGGAAAATATATTCCTGAAATTAAAATAGGAAGTATTATTCGTGCAGATAACACAGGATTAGGAACATTGGCTCAAGAATTTTTTAATCATTTCAATATGAAAGCGTTAATTATCAAAAATACTTCCAGAAGAATTTTCCCTGAACGTTTTCCTGGCTGTAAAATTTTTGAAACGGAAGAAGATGTGACTGATCAAATATTAGACAATTTCTTAGACCAAATCGATGTTCTTGTAGTTCTTCAGCATCCATTTATTTTACGAGTTCTTGAAAAGGCAAAAGCAAAAAGAAAGAAAATAATTTGGATACCGATGTATGAGTGTATGCCTGAAGATTCTCCATATTATAAGTTCGCAGATCTTTTTATCTGTCCTTCTTTAGTTGATTATCAAAGTATATCCAACAAAAAAATCTTTTTGCCCATGCCAGTTGAAAGAAAAGTTTTACCATTTAAGTGTAGAAAAAAAGCTAAAATTTTTCTTCATACTGCGGGTCGTAAAACAGCATTTAATAGAAATGGCACAACATCTCTTTTAAAAGCTATTCCATTAGTTAAAAATAAAAAAGTTACTTTCTTAATAAAAGTACAAGATGAAACTGATATTAAAATTGATGATAAACGTGTAATTTTAAATGTCGAAGACATCGACAACTATTGGGAACTTTTTAAGAAAGGAGATGTTTTTCTTTTTCCTCTTAGATATAATGGTCTTTGTTTACCAATTCAAGAAGCATTATCAACAGGAATGTTAATAATGGCGACAGACTTTCCACCTTTTAATAGTTGGCTGCCCAAAGAAATGTTAATTAAACCAATCGGAGTAGAAAAGAAAACCCGTCCAACTACTCTTACGTTTGAGAGAGATGAGCCGGCTGGTCGTAGGACTTTTTATGCTGCTATTCATTCGCCAGAAATAATTGCTAAAAAAATTGATGAAGTTGCTAAAATGAGCCCTTCAAAAATTTCAAATTTTTCAAAACTTTCAGATAAAATTGCAAATGAATTAAGTTGGGAAGAGCTAGGCCCAAAATATGCTGAACTTTTTAAAAGAGTAGTTCAAAATAAAAATGTCGATTTACATTTATTTTTAAATTATTAATATGAAGAAAAAATTTAAAATTTCATTTTTAATCCCATCAATTGGAGTATATACAGATAATAAAAATTGGTTGTGGTGGGTGTATAACGAATTATCGAAAAGGGCAAAAGTTCTTCTTAACGAATGTTCTGAAGATTGTGATGTGATTATTTGTATGAGCATATCTCAAACTTCCAGACTTCAAAAATTTCATTTATTATATCCAAAAGTTCCAATCATTACATATAACTGGGACTGGCTTTCTTTTGTAGATAAAACTACTGGATATTGGCCTGCATTTACTGACTTGATGAAAGAAAGTATTGATATTTGGACGCCTTCAAAATATATGGTTAAGTTAATGCAAAAAAAGTTAAATTTAAAACATCATGTTATTGAAACATGCTCTGTCGTTGAAGAATGCATAGGCGAAACAAAAGATCTTGGCTATGTTGTTCAAGCATCAAGAAGAGACAAAAGATATAAAAGATTTGATTTTTTTGAAGACGCTTGTCGTGACTTAGATATTCCATTTATTTCATGTCACCCATACAAATTTAGCAGAAAAAAGTATATTGAAGTATTAAGAGATTGTCGCTTATTAGTTGTTGCAACATCTGAAGACGCGAATGCTGCTCTTAGTTCTATTGAAGCAGCTTATTTTAAAAAACCGTTATTACTGTCAGATATTGAACCACATAAAGAATGTTGGGGTGAATATGCTCTTTATTTCAAGACTGACGATTTGGAGGATTTCAAAGTTAAATTAAAAAAGTTATATAATAAAAAAATAAAGTTAGATGTAGAAGGTGCATATGCTTTGGCGATATCTAAATATACTGCTAGTGCGATGGCTAAGGCAATGTTACATCGATTAAGAAAAGTTTTATGATATATTTAACAATGGATGATATTGGAATGGTTTCTTCGAAGGAACTTTCTCGAATAGATAAATTAAAAAAAAGGATGCCCGCAATGAAAATAACTTTATTCACCGTACCCTTTTGGAATTTTATAAAACCACTCAATGAGGACAGCGAGTTTTGTAAATGGTTTGAAAAAAATAAGGAATGGGTTGAGATTGCCATTCATGGGTATACTCATACTGGTGAAATTTATAATAGACCAGTTGAGTGCAAAAGAAGTTACGAAGAACAAAAAGAAATGTTTTCAAAATCAATTCAAATTTTAAAAAAATTTCTTCCAAAAAAATATGGATTCAAAGCACCCGGAAATCATTACAATGAACATACTCAAAAAGTTTTAGAAGATTTAAAGTTTTCTTATTTTGCTGTTGGTAATACTATTATTCCTCTAAAGAGTAAAACTTTTAAGCAGGGGCAAGTAAAAACAAGTCATATTAATAAACCGAACTCTTTTTCTTCTTGGAATTTTAAAAATGAGTTTGCTTTAATAAATGAAGAAATTCGACAATTATATCCTCATGAAAAAGAGTATTGGCCTAAACGAGTTAGTGAAGCTATCGATTGGTATAAAGGTCCCTTAATTTTTAATAACTTAGAAAAAAATTTTATTAAAGTATTAAAAGAAATAGTCAAACCAAGTGATAGCGTTTTAGAGATAGGTTGTGGTCATGGAAAATGGTTTTCTATTATTAAAGAAATTACACCTAATTATGTGGGAATAGATTGGTGTAAAGAGATGATAGAACTTGCAAAAGAAAGATTTCCAAATGCTGATTTTAGAGTTGATAATATATTTGATTTTGAATCTTCAGAAAAATTTGATATTGTATTTGAGATACAATGTCTCTACGCTTTTAGACTTTCGCCTGATGGATTTTTTGAATTATGTAAGCCCTTTGCAAAAAAAGTATATGCTTTTGAGCCGAGGACTTCTTATAAAATTCATGAATAAAATAGCAAAAACTGTAATTGTAATAGGAAAAGCACGTTCAGGAACTTCTCTTACTGCGGGTATTTTATATCAATTAGGAGTACATTTAGGAGATACGTTAAAAAAAGCAGGCAAAGCTAATGAAAAAGGTTTTTTTGAGAACATAGACATATTAGCCTTCAATATAAAAGTACTAGAAGATAATAGTTTTTATATTAATAAAGTGCCATTGCCAAAATTAGATTGTCTTATATCCCTTAAAAAGCAATATAGAAAAGAAACTAAAGAACTTTTTGAAAAGAATAAAAAAGAGACTATTTGGGGTTGGAAAGACCCCCGAATATTATGGACATTTCCACTCTTTTCTGAATTTATAAAAAATCCATATTTTATAGTAAATTACAGAGATGTTACATCAATTGCTAATTCATTAAATTTTAGAGACAGATTATCTGTTGAAATGGGGCTGTCTTTAAGTAAAGAATATTACAGATTAGTAGAAAAGTTTTTTAAAAAATATCGATATCCAAGATTAAATGTATATTATGAAAAATATTTTAATGAAGAAAAAGAATCTCAAGTTCGAAAAGTTTGTCAATTTTTAGAGATACCATATAAAGACGAAGCATTATTAATCATAGATAAGAAACTTAAACATTTTTAATATGAAAAGATTAAGAACATCTAATATTAATACACCTGAACTTTCATATGAAATTTTTGTTGAAAGATGGAAAAAACAACTGCACTATATTGATTTCCGCCGGTATGCCCTATTAGCAAAATATTTCGAACATGGTAAATATTTAGACTTGGGTGTTTTTAACTCACCACTGCCTGTTGAGCTTAAAAGACGACATCCAGATGCAGAAGTCTGGGGAATAGATTATGCAGAAAGAGTTATTAATCATTTAAAAGCTCAATTTCCTGAAGTGAAATATATTGTAGGAGATGTGATGAATTTACCGTTTGGTGACGGTTATTTTGATTATTTAGTTGCGGGTGAGTTAATCGAGCATTTAGAAGATCCTAAATCATTCATAAAAGAAGCAGTTAGAGTTTTAAAACCAGGTGGAATTTTTGCTCTTTCTACTCCAATTGAAGAAGAAGTTAGTCAGGGTACTATTTCAACAGAACATCTTTGGAGTTTTAACAAAAAAGATATTGAACATTTATTAGGTAAATATGGACAAGTAGAAATTAAAATTTTTGAGGATAAAATATGTTCAAATGTTAAAGTTTTTATAGCATATCTTAAGAAATCTTTAGAACAAAAAAAGAAAAGTAAAGTTTGGTCTTTATTTTTAGGAAGATATATGCCGCTTCACCGAGGGCATATTGAACTTATACGAACAGCATTAAAAGAAGATAAAAATGTATGTGTTGCATTAAGAAATACTACTCTTACAGAAAAAAATCCTTTCACCATCAAAGAACGAATTAACATGTTCAATAAAGAATTTAAAAAAGAAATAGAAGAAGGTCGTTTAGTAGTTATTCCCGTTCCAGATATTACTGAAGTTTGTTATGGTCGAGGTGTGGGTTGGAGAATGCGTCAGATACATCTTTCCGAAGAAATTGAAAAAATTAGTGCCACTAAAATAAGAGCAACAATGAAAGATGAAATTGAGAGAAAACTTAAAAAACCTAAATAAATGTTTTTAATAATACTTGCAATTAAAAACTTATTTATTATAAAATGAAAATATTAGCAATAGATTTTGATGGAGTAATTCATAAATACAGTAAACATTATCATGATGGAACTATTTACGATGAACCAATGAAGGGAGCAATTGATGCTTTGAAAAAATTAAGTGAGCAATATAAAGTTGTTATACTGACAGCAAGAGAAGATAGAAAAGCTATTAGAAGTTGGTTGAAGAAATATGATTTTGATAAAGAGATTGAAATAACTAATAAGAAAATTCCAGCACAAGCTTATATAGATGACAGAGGTATTAGATTCACAAACTGGAAAGATATTTTAAATTTATTTTATAGTTCAACAAAAAAATAATATGATTATCTGGCTTACTGGACTTTCGTCATCTGGAAAATCAACAATAGCTAAAGAGATAGCTAAACATTTTGAAAAAGTGAAAATTATCGATGGCGATGAATTACGAAAGACAACTTCCAAAGAGTTGGGTTATTCAAGAGAAGATAGGGAAGAGAATATGAGACGGGCGATTAAATTAGCTAAAGAATATGAAAATCAGAGGTATATAGTCATCGTTGCATTGATGTCCCCGTATAAAAAAGTTCGAAATGAAGCAAGAAGTCAAAGTAAAGATTTTATAGAAGTTTTTGTTAAGTGTTCTTTAAAAGTTTGTAAAGAAAGAGATGTTAATAAAGTTTATGAAAGATTTAATAGAGGAGAGATTAAAAATGTAAATGGAATAGACATACCTTATGAAGAGCCTCAAAATCCCGAAGTAATAGTTGAAACTGATAAAGAAACAGTTGAAGAATCTATTCAAAAAATCTTAAAAAAAATAGAATTAAAATATTTAACGACCAAAAAATTAGTTATTATATTGGGTCGAGGTCGTTGTGGCACTAGCATGATTGCGGGTATTTTAAATAAATTGGGAGTAGATATTAGGGGTAAAGTGAATGAAGATGATATTGTATTAATAAAAGGAACAGATATTGTTGAGGGGTACGGAGAAAGATCTTTTGATAGAGAATTAGATTTCTTAGGCCATGCTACAAAAAAAGCAAAAGAAGATAATTTAGAACAGTCAAGTCTCAGATTTGAAAAAGAATTAAAAGGCATCGCTAAAAAAAGAGGGAATCTTCAAGGGTGGAAAAGTAATGACGGATTTTATCTACTTCCTTGGCTTATTAAAGTTTATGATAAAGTCTATTGTATTGTTTGTTATCGAAGAGACAAAGAAGCTCAAGCATTGAGTATTCGTGAAGGATTATGGCGAGGAAAAAAGGAGATTGAGTGGTGTAGAAATTCTATTAAAGAAAATGAAGAAAATATTGAGAAACATTTAAAAGAAACTGAAGTTTTAAGATTAGATGTATATTTTGAAGATTTTTTTACAGATCCTGAAAATGAAGTCAAAAAAATATCTACATTTTTAGATATCTCTTATAATTCTGAAGCAAAGGATTTTGTCAAATTAAACATGAAACATTTTTAAATATGAAAAACAGAAACATTGCTATTGTTAGAAGAACGGGTTTAAAACAAGGAATAATAATTAAAAGAGATAAGAATAACTTAAGTTTTCAGACTAAAGGAGGTCAAGAAATTGGTTTTATTAAATGGCATGCGTCTCCTGGGGGAAAGGTTTTAGAAATTCATAATATTCATACTGAAACTGAGTTTCAAAGAAAGGGTTATGGAACATATTTAGTACAAGAAATGATAAAATTATATCCAGAATATGTAAATGTTTATTGTCATTCACGATCAACGAATACTAAGGCACTTTCTTTTTATTTACATCTTGGATTTGAAAAAGTCTTTGAAGTTAAAGATTTTTATGGTAAAAATCAAAATGCTATTTTTTTCATAAAAAGATTAAAAAACTAACAATTTTAAATCATATGAAACACTTTTAATATGGAAGAACGGCTTGTAAAATTTCCAAAAAGCAATCTCCAATTTTATATCAGACGTGGTACAAACGACATGGGCATTATATCAAATGCTAAGTTATATGGTAAAAAATTTCAAGGAACTGTTATTGTGATAGGTGCTCATATTGGGGGTTTTAGCTGTTTTGCTGCAAGAAATGGAGCTGAAAAGGTTTATAGTTTTGAACCCACTAAATTTAATTTTGACTTGTTAGTAAAAAACATCAAATTGAATTGTCTAGAAGATGTGGTTTTTCCATACAAAATTGCATTAAGTTCAAAAAAAGAATTGAAAAAACTTTATTTACCGAGTCCTCATATCAATACTGGAATGTTGGGTTTTTATTATAGTAGAGAAGATAGAAAATCAGAAGTTGTTCAATGTGATACATTAGAAAGCATTTTTAAAAAAGAAAAAATTGAAATATGTGATTTTATTAAATCAGACTGCGAAGGTGGAGAATATGAAATTTTTCCCAACACACCAGATGCAATTCTTTCTAAAATAAAAAAAATTGTTATGGAAGCTCATTTCATGAAACCCTATAAAACACTAGTAGATTTTTTTGAAAAGAAAGGATTTGAAGTAACAACTAATGATAAAATAGTTCCCACGGGGGCTATGATGCTTTTTATTAATAATATAAAATTTAAAAATCATGAAGAATAAAAATATTGTTATAATTGGGGGAGCAGGTTTTCTTGGCAACCATCTTTCAAATTATTTAGTCCAAGAAAATAATGTTTTAGTTTTAGACAATCTTTTATCGGGAAAAAGAGAATATTTAGATTCTAATGTTAATTTTCGAAAAATAGACATTCGATATTCTGTTGTCAGGCTGTCTAAGATTTTAAGAGATTTTAAAACCGATTATGTTTTTCATTTAGCAGCATGTCCTTTTATACCTGATTCGTATGAGAATCCTGAAGAGTTTGTTGATATTAATATAAGAGGTACTTTAAATGTGCTTAAAGCATGCCAAGAAGCTGATATATATCGGGTGCTTGTATATTCTTCATCTGAAGTATATGGTGGTGCATCAAATCGACATCAAACTATTTCTGAAGATTTTCCAGTTTTTCCTCGTTCTTTATACGCAACAACAAAATTAGCAGCTGATAGAATATGTTATAATTTTTTCAACGAACACGGTGTTCCTGTTATTATTCTAAGACAGTTTAATAGTTTCGGTCCAAAGTGGACTCAACCCTATGTTATTCCAGTAATTATGAAACAGCTTTCGATACGAGAAACTATCAAGTTAGGAAATATTCGTGCTTGCAGAGACTTTCTTTATGTAAAAGATCAAGTTAGAATTGTTTCGGAACTAATTGAGAAAGGTAAAGTTGGAGAAGTTTATAATCTTGGTTTAGGTAAAAGTTATAGTGTTAAAGAAATAGCAGTACTTATTGCTAAAATCATGGGTAAGGTACTACAAATTGAAGTAAGGGAAGAACGAATGAGACCAGACGATGTACAGTATTTGTTATCTGATAATACTAAAGTTTATAAAGTTATCAAAAGTCGTCCAGAATATACATTCGAGGAAGGACTTAAAGAAACATATCAATGGTTTTTAAACAGAAAATAAAAATATGAGTGTTCCTGATCAAGAAATAATAATCAAACAGAACGGCAATAATATCAGTTTTAAAACAGAAGAAGAGGAAGAAATTGGACTCATATCTTGGCATACTTTTCCGGGAGGGAAAGTCTTAGAAGTTCATAATATTTATGTAACAGTAAAATTTCAAAGAAAAGGTTATGGAACAAAACTATTTTATGAAATGTTAAAAAAATATCCGAGTTATAAAAGTGTGTACCTTCATACGATTGCTACAAATATCGAGGCAATTCATTTTTATTTAGATATTGGTTTTGAAAGAGCCTTTAAAGTTGATGATCTTTATGGTAAAAATCAAAATGCTATTTTTCTTGTAAAAAAAATATAAAAAAATGTCTGATATATTAAACATTGGTCAAAATATTCCCATAGATAAAATAAAAGAAGATTATCTGTTACTTTTAAAGAAACTTGATGAAAATAAACCTTTCTCTTTGTTGAATTTTGGAGACGGTGAATGGAATTTTATTCTTCGAAAAAGAGAGCGTTCAACACAAAGAGAAATTTATAATGAAGAAAGTCGTCTCGGCTTATTGCAAGCATTAGATGTTTCTGTCCAACAAGACAATTGTTTTTTAGCAACGATGCAAGAATACGGTAAATTTATAAAAATCGCTAAGGAATCTTTAAAATATTTAGATGATATTAGTTACAATAAACGAAGATTTCATTGTATGATGTATTATTATGCTCTTGAATACGGTGAACTGTTTCCACTAATAGAATTGTTAAGAAAAAGAAAAATTGTAATGATTGGTGCGATTCATCTAAAAAAGATTTATGATATGATTCATTATAAAGCATTTATTCAAGTACCAAAAAGAGGTGCGACTCTTCATATTGATGAGATTGAGCAACAGATATTAAATGCACCAAAAAGTAATGTATATTGTTTTTCAGCTGGTATCGCTAGTAATATTTTAATAGGGCGACTTCATTCGAAATTAAATGCTTCTCTTATTGATTTTGGTTATACATGGGACCCTTTTGTTAAGAGGAATTGGAGAATTAAAACGCTACCTAAATTAGATCGTAAAATGATGAAACGAAACATTGGATATGCCTAAAGAACTAAATGATGAAAAATTTGAAGACTTTAAAACAAAATTTTATTTTTTTGTCAATAAGTTAAAAAATAATGAGTACTTTTCTTGGTTAAGTTATGGAGACGGAGAATTTAGTTTCATATTTGATAAAACATCAATTTCTAACAGAGAGATTTATTATCCAAATTGTAGAAAAGAATTAATAGAAACATTATATAACTGTAAATCTCCGGGTCTTTATTTATCTACAATAATAGAAGGAGTGGGGGGTAAGGATTACCCTAACTTAATTAAACAGGCAAAAAAATTGATAGAAAAGATTGGAATTCAGAAACGACATGATGCTAGATTATTTTATGAACTTTTAAGATGGACTTCTTTAGGAGATATAAGATATCCGCCCTTAACAAGAGAGTTTATAGAAACTTTAAGAAAAAAAGAATTAGTATTAATAGGTGGTCGTTATTTAAAAGTTTTAAAAGAGAAAGGTCTATTTAAAGAGTTTAAACTAATAGAAATTCCAACACTTGGGGCATATCTTGAAAATGATAGAGTTGAAAATGAAATTTTAAGATATGGAAAACCAGCAGTTTATTGTTTTACTGCAGGAATTACTTCTAATATTATTATAAGTAATCTTCATAATAAATTAAAGAAATCTTTTCTATTAGACATGGGAGCATTTTGGGACTTTCTTCTTGGAATAGGTCCAAGAGCAGTTTCTCAGTGGCGATATCCGATGCTTAAAAATATTCTAAAATTAGAATTTTACGTCGAATGAACTTATTAATATAAATATTTAAATATATGAAATATAAAATACCCGTATCTCGTCCAAGTATTACAGAAGTTGAGAAAAAATGGGTCAATAAAGCTCTTGATGAATGTAAAATTTCTTCAATAGCAGGGTTTACGAAACTTTTTGAAGAAAAATTCGCTGAGAGAATTGGTGTAAAACACTGTATTGCAGTAAATAGTGGAAGTTCTGCTTTATTTTTAGCTTTATGGGCATTGAATATTAGAAGTGATAATGAAGTTATTGTTCCTGATTTTACTATGGTCGCAACTGCAAATGCAGTTATTGAATGTGGGGCTAAACCTATTTTTGTAGATGCAGAATGGGATACTTGTAATATTAACCCTGATTTAATAAAAGAAAAAATCACTGAAAGAACTAAAGTGATAATACCTGTACATATTTACGGTCAGCCAGTAAATATGAGCAAAATATTTGAAGCAATTAAAGGAAAAAATATAAAAGTAGTTGAAGATGCAGCTGAAGCTCATGGTGCTGAGTATGGTGGGAAAACAGTCGGTTCTTTTGGTATTTGTAATTGTTTTTCGTTTTATGCTAACAAAATTATCACATGTGGTGAAGGTGGAGCAATTACAACGAATGATGATGCTTTAGCATCAGAATTAAGGGGGATTCGAGCTTATTATTTTCCCAAAGTAGGTCATTTCTGGCACGAAAAAATTGGGTGGAATTTAAGATTGTCTTCGTTGAATGCAGCAATTGGACTTGGACAACTTGAAAGATGGGATGAATTGCATGAAAAAAGAAATAAAATTGCTAAATACTACGATAAATATTTAGAAGGATTAGTTGAAATTCCAGTAGAAAAAAAGTTTGCTAAAAACGTTAGCTGGTATTACTTTATTAAAACACCAAAAAGGAATGAGATTGAAAAAGCATTAAAAGAAAATGGAATTGAAACTCGCAGGGGGTTTATTCCGATGCATTTACAGCCATATTTGAAACAAGACGGTAATTTTCCAGTTTCTGAACGATTAATGAATGAAGGAATATATTTGCCAACATTTCCTGATTTAACAGAAAAGGAACAAGATGAAATTATTAAAGTAATAAAAGAAACATTATGAGTGTTTTTAAAGAAAAGTATGCTAATATCTATGATATTACATACCAAAGAAAAGACTATAAAGCTGAAGTTGATTTTTTAGATACAATTTTTAAAGAACATAATATAAAAAAAGTTCTTGATATTGGTTGTGGAACAGGGCGACATTCGTCAATTTTAGCTCAACAAGGATATACTGTGTTTGGAATTGATAAATCTCCTGACATGATTAAAATTGCACAAAAGAAAATAAAAAATAGCAATTTAAAATTTAAATGTGATGATATTTTAAACTTTAAGAGTTCCCAAAAATTTGACGCATGTGTTTGTCTTTTTGATGTACTTGGATATCTAAAAAAACGTGATATTCCACAATTTTTTAAAATAGTTTCACGACATTTACGAAAAGATGGATTGTTTATTGTTGATTATTGGGACACTGATGATGTTATTCTTCATGGTCTTACAAAAGTAATTATTAAAAGTTTTAAAGCACAAGAAAAAATAATTATAAGATTGACTACTTCAAGTTTTAAAAGAAGCCAAGCTGTAATAAAATGGAGATTTTTAGTTTTGCCAAATTTTGAAATTTTTCAAGAAACACATCAAAAAGAAACATTTTATCTTGCTTTTCTTCATTTGCATGCACGGTTAGCGAAGTTAAAATTATTAAAAATGATTAGACTTTCAGATATAAATCCTCTTTTAGTTTTTCAAAAACAATGAAAATTCATGCAATCGGAGATAGTCATATTTTTTCTTTTAAAGAAAATGATAACTTTATTGTTCATAAGAATTGGGCAGCGACAGCTTTTAAACTTGGTGAAAGTGAACACAGTTCAAGATTGAGAGTGTTAAAAATATTAAAAGAAGAAAATATAGATAAAATAAATGATATAGTCTTATTAAGTTTTGGTGAAATAGATTGTGGGCTTCATATTTATAACATTCATAAAAGAGATAAGATACCTATTAGCATATTGATTGACAATACTATTGCGAATTACGGAAAGATGATAAAAGAAATAGAAAAGATGGGTTTTAAGATTTGCATTTATAGTATTCCTCCCTCTCAGGATACTCCAGATCTCTGGAATTTGCCATATTTTGCTCCATTGGTTGTTCGAGTTCAAATAGTAAAAGAATTTAATGAGAAACTTGATATGTTTTGTAAAGAAAATAATATACCGTTTATCAATATATTTTCAATGGTTTCAAATAAAAATGGTAGTGTGTCATCTAAATATTCTAATTTTCCTATCAAAAGTTCAAAAGACAAAACTCATTTAAATAAAAAAATAGTACCTTTTGTATTATTAAAAATATACCAAGCATTTAAAATTAAATATATTAAGAAAAGTTTACAAAATGATGTTTAATTATAAAATTATAATGAATGAAGTAGTTTTTGTAATATGTGGAAAATAACATCACCATTAAATTTTCCGTCTGATAGAAATATCAAGCATGGAAGTGTTGAATATCGAGACAGATTACCGAACTGGGCAAAGAATAATCCTCGTGTAGTTATTCAACAGGTGCCAACACAGCCTGAGAGTTATGATAAAACAAGAGAGCATTTAAGAGTTTCAAAAGTAGAGATTGTAACACCATATGACACTGAAGATATCGAAAAAGGAAATTTTTATTGCTTGTTTTGTGAACAGAAATTTTTAAATGAACAAGAAGTACAAAAACATTTTAAAGAAATTCATTATTGAATTAAAGGTCGAATATGTTAGTAAATAAAAACAAATGAAGATGGTAAAAGTCAAATTTCTTGTACCGATTATGAAAGCTGGCAAAATGAGAAAGCCCGGTGATATGATGGAATTACCAGGGCCGGCAGCAGCTCTTCTTGCTGAAAGAGGAGTACTTGAAGTTCCTGGAAAGAGACCTGTAAGAAAAAAAGTTGAAATTGATGTTGTTACTTTTGAGGATGTTCCTAAAAAGGAAGCTAAACCTAAATAACCAATCTTCTTTCTTATTATGAAAAAGAAAAAAGTTCATGAATTAGTTCCATTGAAGGGAAAAATTAAGCTGGAAATATACGACGAAGAGGGTCGATTGAAAGATTTTCACATACAGGAAAATACATTTATGGATACAGGAGATGCTCATGTTGCAGATCAATTAGATGTTTCTCCTGATGAAGCTGGAATGGGATGGATGGCGATTGGAACTTCTGCTACTGCTTTTACTACTGGTGCGACTACATTGGGTAGTCAACTAGATAGAAATGCATTATCTGCTAATTACCCAGATCAACTTTCTGGTGCAGATGATAATGATGTGGTTTATAAAGCTACATGGGCAGCTGCAGATGGAACAGGAGCAATAACTGAAGCGGGTGTTTTCAATAGTTCTGGTGCAGGAACAATGCTCTGTGGAGCAACATTCCCAGTAATTAACAAAGGGGCTGCGGATAAAAATTTGTCCGCTTTAGGAGTAATCCTAAATGAAAAACTCTTCAAATTCGGGGAAAACCTTGATAAAATATTCAAGACAATCCCGAGCCAAGCCGCTTGTGCGGAAGGTGTAACGACTTGACGGAGAGTATCCTATATATGAAGAAAGATTCACATCATACAAAAGAATCAATCAAAAAAATGAGAAGAAATTATAATAGTCCTTGGTCAACTGAACGAAAAGAGAAGATGAGAAAATTTATGAAAGGTAATACTTACGGATTTAAGAAAGGAAATCATCCAAAAAGCGAGTTTAAAAAAAGAATGATACCATGGAATAAAGGTCTTAAAGGAATAATAGTAGCCTGGAATAAGAATAAAAAAGGAATTTATTCTCAAGAAACGATTAATAAAATTAAGAAAAAATTAATAGGCAGAAAAATATCAGAAGAAGTTGTAGAAAGAATGAAAGCAGGTCAACAGAAAAGATGGAGTAATCCTGTTGAAAAGGAACGAATGATGAAAATTTTATCTAAAAGTTGGATAAAAAAAGACACACTTATCGAGAGGATAATTGAAGCTGAACTTAAGACACGAAAGATAGTTTATAAAAAACAATATTTAATATTTTCTACTATAGTTGATTTCTTTGTACCCAAATATAATCTTGCAATATATTGTGATGGAAAATACTGGCATTCTTTACCTAATGTGATTGAGAGAGATAAAAAATATACTCAGCTATTAAAGAAGAATGGATATCAGGTAATACGATTAAAAGAAAATGAGATTAAAGAAAGTTCTTCTAACTGTGTTGATTCTTTAAATATAGGATAATGAGAAAGTCTGAACTCTATGGCGACATAGAGAAGTAAATAGAAATATTTACTCGCCTCAACAAAGAGGTTATAAAAGTAACAGAATGACCCTAACAATTACTTGGACAGTGACCTGCGGATCAAGCTAGCTTTAAATTTGGTTGTTGATATCGATAACCAAAATAAACATGAATCCTTGACATGCTATACTGAAGTTCGTGAACCAAGGCCTCTCCGAAAGTTCGAGAACTTCAGGTAGAGAGGCAGTATGTCTTAAGACTATGGAGTCAAAAAGATTAAAAATAGCAGTTGGAATGCCGAGTGCATCAGAATTTCTTCATACAAAATTTGTGCAGTGTCTGATTGCCCTTGAATATCCCCCAAATACTGATGTCCGGTTTATTTCAACGCTGGGTGTACAATTACCATTTGCTCGAAATTATATAGTATCGGAAGCATTGAAAAGTCATAGTGACTATCTGTTTTTTATTGATGTTGACATGACTTTTCCTCCCGATGCATTAAAAAGATTATTAGAACATAAATTAAATATTGTAAATGCACTTGCTTTTCGAAGAATAAAACCGCATTATCCCTGTATTTTCAAATGGAACGATATAGAAAAATCTTATAATACAATGGCTTATTACCACGGACTCGTGAGTGTAGACGCGACAGGAATGTCCTGTATGCTGATTAAGATGGACGTGTTTAAGAAAATGAAGCCGCCTTATTATTATTATAAAGACCATTTGTTCAGTAGTGACCTTACTTGGTGTTCAAATGCTCTTAAATTGGGCTATAAAATTTGGGTAGATTCGTCTCTTAAAATCGGACATATTGGAAGCAACCAAGTTATTGATGAAAATTATTATATTGCCCACTTATCACCTGAAGCTAAAAAGAAATGGAATAACGGCTTAAGGGGGTTTTTAAACAAAAGAGCTCGAGACAAGGAACTTTATAAAAGAAATTAATCTAAAGTTATTATTAGAGCTCTCTCAGACATATCTAGATGATGCTCTGGGAGTTTTTTATATCAAAGAGGTGTTATTCATTAACTACTTATAAAAATCACACAGAAATGGCAGAAAACAAGTTAAAAAATGATTCAGAGGTATATTTAGCTATCTTGACTCAAGGTAGTATCAGAAAAGAACTTGCACTTAAACTGATTAAATGGTGCAAAAACTCGCCATATAAAATTTTTGTCAATTTTACTGAAGAAAAGCCATGTGCTCATGCACGCAATCATATTGTTCAAAAATTCTTAAAATCAAATAATGAGTGGTTGATTATGATTGATGAAGATGTTGTGCCTTCTCAAAATCCATTTGAGCTCATTTTATTAAATAAAGATGTTATTATTTGTCCAACACTGATTTATCAATACAAAGTTGGCTGGAATGTTTATAAAACTGATGCTAATGGTTACTGGCAACCAATTAAAGATTTGCCTGAAAATGACCTTATTGAAATTGACGCAGGCGGGACAGGTTGTATTTTAATAAAAAGAAATGTGCTTGAAAAAATAAAAGCACCCTTTGAAAGAATATTTGATGAAAATGGTATTGAAACAATGGGTTTAGATTTAAGTTTTTCAAAAAAAGCTAAAGAAGTGGGCTTTAAAATTTTTTGTCCGACAGATTATCAATGCTCTCATTTTAAAACTATTAATCTCAAAAACATATGAAATTAAAATTTCAAGATACAATACATCTGGAAGCAATTATAGCTATTCCATGGTTATTATTCATAACATACTTACTAATTAAAATTGCTTATAAATAACTATGGCTTGGTTAGGGACATATACACACAGAAGGTCAATAACAGTATCAGACACAAACATTGATTCTAATCAAACGCATTTACCAGTTAGGTTAAATATAAGCACATCTTCTGGAACTGGAAGCACAGATATTTCAAGTATCTTTGATGAACTCCAAAGTGATGAGAACAGAAATAAAATTGCTATTACTTTAGGAGATGGAACTACTCAAATCTATGGAGAGATAGAAAAGTGGGATGATGCTAATGAAACGGCAGAGTTATGGATTTCTAAATCAGATTGGGTTTTATATGCTTCGGCAACAGGAGAACAAAATATACTTTATTTTTATTATGACGATGCTCAAGACGCTAATACAACTTATGTAGCAGATAGTGGGAGTAGGACAGAAGTTTGGGATAGTAATTTTAAAATGGTTCAACATTTAACTGGTGCAGCTTATACAGATTTAGATGATGCAACCTCCAACAATAATGATGTAACAGGTGAGTCAGGAAACCCAACCTACAACTCCGCAGGAAAGATAGCCAAATCTGTTGATTATGACGGAGACGACTATAACGAGATTGCAGATATTGATGTAAACCATATAACCCTAAGTGTGTGGATAAAAACAACAATGGTGGGAGACTATGGTGGAATTATTGGAGAGTGGAATGGTGGGATTGGCTCTCGTAGTTTTACAATGTGGAAATATATAGACGGCACAATTTATGTTGCCATCTATGCAGGAGCAAGTGATACCTATAAATATCAAGTAGGAGACGATGTAATAGATGACGGTAATTGGCACAAGATAGAAATGACATGGGACGGAACGACAATAAACTTATATATTGACAATGTTCTTGATAACGACGGAGGTTCGGCAGGGACTGGGAGTGGAAATATATATGACGCAAATCAGGTAACTCGCATAGGACACCAAAACGACAACACAGCAAGATGGTTTATTGGCTCAATAGATGAACCAAGAATATCTACAACTGTTCGTTCAAATGATTGGAGAAAGGTAAATTATTATTCTGAAACAGATGCTTTAGTAGCTTGGGGGGTGGAAGAGGATTATAGTGCAGGTGTTGCTTACACTAAAACATTAACAGAAACTTTATCAGTTTCTGACAGTTTGAAAAAAAGTCCAACTCTTTTGAAAAATGAAGCATTATCAATATCTGAATCTGTTCAAAAAGTTAATGCTTTTTCAAAATCATTAAGTGAAACAATGTCTGTTTCTGAATCTACTGGTTCTATTTTTGGAAAAATGTCTTCGGATTCATTAGCATTTACAGAATCTTTAGTAAAACTTTTTGGGCTGAAAACGACTGAAGCATTGACTTTTGTTGAAAGCTTGTCTAGTGTTGTCGGGCGACAAGCCACGCTTTCTGATGCATTTACATTAACTGAAAGTCAAAGACTTCATGTTGCTAAAATATTTACTGATACAATGTCGATTTCAGAAGATCATACTTATGAAATGCCAGTAGTAATCAGGCATATTTTACATATTGGACCATAACAAAAATTCAATAAAGTTATTATTAATTAAAAAACAATTGATTTTTTAGTAAAAATATAGTTATAGAAGTTATCTGTTGTAGTCATCAGATTAACAAAACATAGTTTATGTCAGATTATTTAATAAAAGCAAGTGTATCAGGTGATGGGTTTTGGCCAGTATCTAGTAGAAAATTGGTTCGAGAAAGTAATGGAAAACTTTGGTGTATTTATAGAAGACAGGATGGAAGCGATGATTATCAGATTTATGTGTCTTATTCCATAGATAGTGGAGAGAATTGGACAGAGGAACAAGTAACGACCTATGAGAGTCCTGCGGGGGCTTGGAAACCAGCATTGGCTATTGATTCAAGTGATAATTTACATGCTACTTGGAGTAATCACCCAAGTGCTCAAGGCACTTTACAATACTGTAAAAGGACAAAAGGGGTTGGGTGGGGAGATACAGAAAGCATAGGTACAGGGTCGGAAGAAGAATCGGCAATAGCAGTTGATGCGAATGACGATGTACATGTTGTTTGGTCAGATTCGGATATTAAGTACCGATTTAAAGATACAAGTGAAGGAACTTGGGCTGATACTGAAACAGTTTTTGATAATGAGTATGTTCAGAATTATCCTTCGATAGCTATTGATTCTAATGATGATGTGCATGTTGCATGGTATGGTGGAAGTGCATTACTCACAATAGATATAATGTATAGATTTAAGGATGTGAGTGAGGATACTTGGGCAGTTACAGTAGATATTACTGACGCTGGAAATCTAGAGTTTCAGTCATCTTGTTGTATTGCTGTTGATTCAAACAATTATCCTCATATAGTTTGGGTTACTATTGGTGTCGGAGATTATACAGATAAACAACAAATTAGATATAGGTCAGAAGACAGTGGTGGATGGAATGATCCAGAAGCAGTTACTAATGTAGATTATCATCAAGATTATCCCTCTATTGCATTGGATAATGATGATAATGTTTCCGTTGTTTGGACAGGGCTTGGTTGGGGGGTGAACACTGCTATTTACAATATCCAGTATCGTGAAAGAACTCCGCTCGGTGGTTGGCAAACTCAAGCTGGCTTGACTGATGATGACACAAATAATCAGGGAAATAATACTCTTATTTTTGCAAGACATCCGATAATACTTAGTGCTCATACTAATTTGCCTGATGATGGTTATGCTTTTGTTTATATTGATGGGACGGGTACAGATGGAAGATTTCAGGATGGGGGTAATTTAGCATGGGAATCGTCGACTGGCACTGCTTATACAAAGACTTTAACGGATTCATTAAATATTAGTTCTAAACTTAATTATATTGATGTTGATTATTATCCCACTTCTCCGCATGTTATGACTCTTACTGATTCTATTAAAGAAGAAATTAGTGCCGAAAAAACACTTACTGAAATCTTAACTTTAGTTAGTATATTAAGAAAAGATAGCGATATCAAAAAATCTGAAAATTTAACTATCTCTGAAACAGAAAGGAAAGATAGCGATATCAAAAAATCTGAAAATTTAACTATCTCTGAAACAGAAAGGAAAGATAGCGATATCAAAAAATCTGAAAATTTAACTATCTCTGAAACAGAAAAGAAAGATAGTGATATCAAAAAATCTGAAAGTTTGATTATATCTGAAGCAGAAAGGAAAGATACTGATATCAAAAAGTCTGAAAATTTAACTATATCTGAAACAGAAAAGAAAGACAATATTATTAAAAAAACAGAAAGTTTATTATTAACATCCCTTTTGAAAAAGACATTTAAGCTTCCTCAGACTGAAGCAGTTGCTTTATCAGATGCTCTAACTAGTGTATTGACACACAGTCAAACTCTTTCAGACACATTTACTTTAACTGAAGCTGACAGAGTTGCAATCGGCAAGATTCTTTCTGAAACATTGAATTTATCTGAATCAATAAGTTATGAAGTACCTTCTCTTTATCCAATTATTAGATATTTCTTGAGAATTTCATCGCCCTAAATTGTATGTCAATAATAAATTTGAAAAAATTGAATTCAGAAGTTAAGGATAAATATCTTATAAAAGATAATACATTTTTACTTACTCCAAAAGACGATCCAAAAGATGAAATAAATGTTGAAATTGGAGACAGTAAGGTGATAAATGACTTTTTGCCACAGGTGAAATTAATGAGATGGTCGAATGAAGTAAATTTTAGTGTTAGGTTGATTGATAATGAAATAGGAATTTCTCAAATTACTACAGAAGCAGGCAAAATCAAATGGTCAAAGGGAAATATAGAAAGTAATTTTTATGATTTGCCGATTTCAGAAACTCACCCAGAAGGTGGATACGAGTTTGAAATTATTTTAAAAGAAAAACCCACTACCAATAAGATAGAAATGAGTATAGAAACAAAAGGATTAGATTTTCTTTACCAGCCACCCCTCACCCAAGAATATCAAAATGGCTATTCAGAAGAATTCAAAACAGAGATAGTGGTTACCGAAACTCAAGTCAAAGATTTAGAGGGAAATATTTTAGTAGATAGACCCGAAAATGTAGTTGGTAGTTATGCAGTTGATCATCAGACAAAAGGTAGAATGAATAGTTCTACTGGTAAAGAATATAAAACAGGACAGATGGGAATAGTTTATAGACCGAGAATGACTGATAGTGTGGGAAATTGGACTTGGGAAGAAAGAAATATAGATGAGAAAAAGGGAATAATGACTATTACTATCCCGCAGGACTTTTTGAACAATGCGATTTATCCATTAAGTAGTAAGGGAACGACTTTTGGATATGAAACTATTGGAAGTAGTAATACTCTTTTACAGGATGGTTTATTGGGTGGTAATTATTCCGCTTCTGAGTCAGGAACAGTTCAAACTATTTCAGTTGGTCTTAAGTATGAACCTGGGTCTACTCATAGGAGTAAAGCGGGGCTTTATGTGGTTTCTGATAGTTCGTTAGTAAATCCTCAAAGCACCACAGAACATAACGCTGATGCTATTGCGGGATTTAATGATTATGACATTTCTGATGCCCCTATTACTGCCCAAAATTACTATATTACTGCATTTTTTAATGATCAAGGTGGCCGAATAGCTTACAATTCAAGTGGAGCAGGTGGGAAAGACACAAATCCTACTTATGATTCCTGGCCAAGCACAGCTTCTTTTTCTACTAATAGTAATAAATACTCCATCTACGCCACCTATACACCATCAGGAGGAACATCTTATACAAAAACATTAACAGATACAATGTCAGTATCTGAAGTTCTTAAATATTTAGATATTGGCAGGACATCTACAACACCGAGCACATTAACATTTAGTGAAGCTTTAAAGAAAGCTATTGATGTTTCAAAAACTGATAGTTTTGCATTAGCAGAATCAATTTCAACTGGTGGGATTCTTACTCAATCTTTAACTGACAATCTTACATTAGCAGAATCAATTATAAAAGATACAGGACTTTCTTTGTCTGAAATACTGACACTTTCTGCAATTTTAGAAAGCATAGAAGGTTTGTCGTTAACCGATAGTTTAACTCTTATTGAAAGTTTGTCTGCTGAATCAACAATTAAGAAATCATTAGCATCTTCAATCCTGTTCTCAGTTATTTACAGTAAATCTTTGGGCAAAAATGTTTTTGAAACTTTTAACTTAGCAGAATCATTTGCCCGTTTAATATCTGCTGAACGAACATTATCAGAAGCTATTACATTGGCAGAATCTCTTTTAAGAGTAAGAGGGCAGTCTTTATCTGACTCAATCACACTGGCCGAAAGTTTAATAAAAGATATTTTAATCGCCCAAACTGCTACAATGCCAATATCAGAATCGAATTTACTGGACTTTGGTAAAAATATTACTGATTCAATCGCACTAACAGAATCTTTAACTAAAAATATTGAGTTAACAAAAACAGAAACAATTTCTTTATCAGAAACTGTAGATAAGATTCTTACAACTAAAAGAAGATTATCTGAAACATTTTCATTGATTGATTCTATTTCGCCAATATCTGCTTATATAAGAGCATTGGCAGATACTTTGATAATAGCTGAAGCTGTTTCTAAAAGTGTAGATATTCCTTTATCTGACAGTTTTCAATTCGCAGAAGTAATGCAAAGATGGACTGGTGTAGAAGAAAGTATAAGTGAAACTTTATCATTGGCTGAAAATCTAAAAACTGGTAGTGGTCTTTCAAAGAATGAAACACTTTTGTTAACAGATATTTTGAGTTCATTTTTATCAATTCAACGAACATTTTCAGATTCATTCACCTTATTTGAGGCATTGAAAAAATCAGTTACTTTGAAAAAAGATGATAGTTTTGTTTTATCTGAAACACTTTTAAAAACAATAGGGATTCAACAAATTGAAAGTTTATTATTCTTGTCAGGACACCCAATTAGTTACGGTGGAGCAGAGGGTGAGTATGGATATCCATATGACCAATACAACTATAGTCCTATTCCTATTTTTAATGTTGGCAAGAATATTTCAGAATCAATTAGTCTTACAGAAGTTTTAATAAATATTACTGCTTTTCAGCGAGCATTATCTGATAATATAACTTTAGCAGATTCTTTATCTAAATTAACCTCATTTTCAAAAACTGAAGCTATTTCTTTTATTGATACATTATCTCATATTGCTGTTAAGGAAATTAGTTTAGCTGATACGATTGGACTTATTGAATCTTTAGTTAAAGACATTTCAGTTAAAAAACAAGACTCGTTACAATTTTTAGAAACTCTGGCTAAAAATGTGGAATTGTCGAAAACTGATAGTATTGCTTTTATTGACCAAATGCAAAGATTGAGAAGCGTGAATATTGCTGACACTCTAAGTTTTTCAGATATATTAACAAGAACATTAGAATTGAAACCATCTGATTCTTTGACTTTCGCTGATTCATTAAATAAAAATATTAGACTTCAAAAATTTGATGTATTTGATTTAATAGATTCATTAAATACATTTTCAACAATCAAAAAACATTTCACAGATATTGTTACCCTAAATGAAGTAATTGAACTAGGAAAAGTTTGGACAGTATCTGTGGATGAATTGATTTTACTTTCTGAAATTGTCCAAAAACATTATATATTATCAGAAACAGATTTCTTAGTATTGACTGAAGATTTTAAAAAAGCTAAGAGCAGTGAGTTAGTTATTTCAGAAAAATTACCATTAGCTGAAACACTTTCTAAAGATATTCGAATTAAAGTGTGTGATACTTTTGAATTGATTGATACATTAATCAGAGAATTCGAATTACCGCTTAAAGATTCGATATCATTCGCTGAAATAATTTCAAATATATTTGCAACAACACCATTGCCACATAAAGCAATATTGCTTACTAAAGGTCATAAGGCAATGTTATTGACAAAAAAACAAAAAACATTATTAACAACTAAAAAAGGTAAAACAACTCTTTTATCAAAATAATATGGCAATCCAACAACCAACTAGTTCAAATACATTAAATAGTCCAGACCATTCATTATCTCATAGAGTTTTTGCGAATGATGACTCTGCCCCTGTCAAAAGAATTGTTGTAGACAGTAATGGGAACGTTTTTTTAGGCGACTACGACGGAGGTAATTATTCTAAAATAGAATTAGACGGAACACTAGAATTTAATGGAAATGCAGTAGTATGGGACGATTTAAGAATTGTTCCAGGTGCATTCCAGTTTGCTGGTACTTCTGACCCTTCTATACAAACTTGGCAACCGGGTGGTTCGGGTACAGAATTTAAAGTATATAAGTTTAAAGAGAATGATGAAGTTTTCTTTACTTGTCAAATGCCACATTCTTATAAAGAAGGAACTGATATTAAAGCCCATTTACATTGGACACCTGGTGATAGAGGAATTGCAGAAGGAACAGCAATTGTTGTTTGGAAACTTGATTATTCTTGGGCACATATAGATGGAACTTTTGCTTCTAGTGCAACAGCAGATTTATCAGACGCTTGTCAATCTACAAATGATGCCCATTTAATGACACCAGAAGTTGTTGTTGACGGAACAGATAAAACTATTTCTTCAATATTAGTATGTAGATTATGGAGAGATTCTGTTGGAGATACTTGGGTAGGAACAACAAATGCACAAAGCCCAACAATACTAGAATTTGATTTTCATTTTGAAGTAGATACAATCGGTTCAAGACAAACATTAATAAAATAAAAATTTTCAATTAACATGCAAATTTTAATCGCGTCAACTGAAGACTTCGTACTTACTGAAAAAACATATTTTTCTGGTGATGAAGACATCAACCAGACTGAACTTTCAGTAGATAATAATCAAGGATTTGAAGAAAATAATTATCTCGTTTTAGGTTATAATGGACATGAAACAGCAGAATTAAAACAAGTTTCATCAGTTTCGGCTGATTTAAAATCAATTACTATTAGTTCAGCTACTAAACATGCTCATTCTACCAATGAACCTATTACTAAGATTCTTTACAATCAAAGAAAGTTTTATCGAGCAACATCTGAATCAGGTACATATAGTCATTTATTAGCTGAAGGCTCACCTGTTGATATAGAAGCAGATAGCCCGAATGGAACGATGTTTGAAGATACAAATGGACTGAGTACATCATGGTATAAAGCGACATATTACAATTCAACAACATCAACAGAAACAGCAACTACTGATGCAATTGCTACTAAAGCAGGTGAATCAGAACATTACACTTCATTATATAAAATTAAATTAGAAGCAGGAATGGAAGAAAACTATTATATTCCAGACGGCATTATTTCAGATTACCGTAATGAAGCTGAAAATCAGGCTGAAAGTTCAGTCGCTACTGTGTATTCTTTGCCCTTCAGTTCTTCTCCAAAAATATTTGAGCAGATAACTAGATTGTTAGCAGCGGGTTTACTGTTAGCTAAAGAATTCGGGATGGAAGCAGATATAAATATTAGCAAAACAGGTCAAAGAAAAATTGACAGGGCTGAAAGCTTACTTAAAAAAATACGAGATGGATTAATAACTTTAAGAGATGACAGTGGAGATTTATTGGCTAAAACATCAACAATTAAGGCTTCAAGTTCAAATGTGTATAATCAAGAAGATGAAGGTGAAATGTTCAACGTTGGTGACGAACACTTTAAAATGAAAGATCCAGACAATCCAACTTCATAAACAGTATAACTGATCAAAAATTCTGTAAGAAAAGTTTACAATTTCAAGAATTGATTTTAAGATAAATAGATGAATATAAGTATTGAAATTGAAGGAATAGACAAAGTATTAAGAAATTTTTCAAAAATTGAAGCATCTTTGATGAATCCCCGTGAGGTTTTAAAGGAATATGCTTTAATTTTTATGCCAGATATTCAAGAGCAGTTTGCTTCTGGCGGTCGTGAATTTGGAAAAGCATGGCCTAAACTTAGACCAGTAACAATAGTTAAAAAGGTTAAACAGGGGTTTCCTCCAATTCCATTAGTTAAAACAGGAAGAATGAAAGGTAGTTTTAGCTATCAAGTCAGGACAAGAAGTTTAGCTCATATGACACCGGGTTATATTCCAACTGGTTTGCTCACAGTTTTCAATCCAACTCCATACTTCAAATTTCATCAACTTGGAACATCAAGAATACCTCAAAGAATAATGCTCCGATTTGATGAAGTGCGACAAAATCTTGCAATATCATTATATATAGGGTGGATTAAACGAATACTTCGTCCATATATCAAATAACTATGTATGACTCACTTTTAAAAATTAGAGCAAAAGTCCAGTCTGCTTTGGGCAATAAGATTAAATTATATTTTTTAGATGATCCTAAATTGATACAGATGAGTTCATTGCCTTGTGTATCAATTGTACCGATAAGGACAGATATTAATGTTGCTGATACTGCACGAGATGAATATAGATATACAATAGATGTCTATTTAATTATAAATGCATTGACTGAATTAAATAAAGTTAAGAAAGAAATGGTTGGAATGAAGTTTTTAACTACTTTAATGGAAGAGAAAAAAACTACTGGAGCTTTAAAAGAGAATACTATACTATATGCATTAAGAAACGATATGAAAATTGACACGAACTGGTATGTAGAAAATGTCAGTTCAATTGATTATAGTGTAAGAGTTCGTTCTGAACAAGCAGTTACATTAGAATCGTGGGCACGACTTACAGTTGTTCGAATAATTACAAGATAAAAAAAGATTATGAATCATCGTTCTTCTACTGCTAATTTGAGAGAGTTTAGATGTCCAAGATGTCATTCTCTCTTATATAAATACAAAATTCATCCAACATATATTGAGTTGGAAACGAAGTGCTATGCAGATAATGAATTTAGCACTCTCATTATTGAATTACGTCCGCTGTTTGAAATATGGACACAAAAAAATAAAAATAACAAAGGTCGAATTAATGACAAAAAGTAAACAAAATTATGGCAATTAAAATTGGAAGAGAAGGTTCTTTAGGTATCGGAATTGAAAGAACACCTGGAACTTCAGTTACTGCTAGTAAATGGATACCATTTTTGACATGTACTTTACATGGAACTCAGGAAATATTAGAAGATGAAGCCGCAAGAGGCATTCGTGAAAGAGTAGGCGGTGCAATTGCAGGACCTAAAAGAGGAGAAGGAGATGTTGAAATGCTTTTAGATGCGATGAATGCACCATATCTTATTGTTCCTGCTTTAGGAGCTGTTAGTACTACTGCAGCAACAACTCAAGCATATACTCATACTATTAGTGTAAAATCTACTAATGCACCGAAAACTATGACATTGATTTATGACAATGGCATTGCAAGTAGAGTATTCACTAATGGAGTTATTAACACTTTTGAAATAGGTGTTTCTGATGGATTGGCAACGCTTTCAGCATCGGTGCTTTCAAAATTTCCTACTACTAAAACAGGTACAAAATCAATTACTGGTGAAACTATTTTGGGATTTAAAGATTACAACTTGTATTTTACTACTACAACTAACTCGACTTATACAACTCTTAAAGCTGCTGTATTAGCAAACACTGCTACTGCAACTAAACTTTCAGCACTTTCTTTTAGATACAATAACAATGCTGAAATACAGCATGTTAGTGGAGATGAAGATGTAGAATCAGTAAGTATGGGACAAGTAGAAATTGAGGGGGATTATACTTTGTTTTTTGAAGATACGACTGAGAGAGATATTTATGAAGGATTGGATAAAAGAGCAATGATTATTCAGTTTAAAGGTGCGACAGTTGATAGTACAACTGAACAAATTTTCATTGGGCTTCCTCGAATTCATTTAAGAGAAAGACCGATTGATACAGCTATTGCAGGATTTTTAACTGAAAATCCGACATATGTTGCTCAGTATGATACAAATACAACACAGTCTTTAGAAATTCTAATTACAAATAAAGAATCTGATTCAACTAAATACGAGCCAGTATAATTTTTAAAGAGACAGTTTTAATGTCCATCTAATAATACTATGAAAAATCCAGTATTAAAGGATATTCGAAAAACTTTTGAAGTTTCATTACCTTCTTATAAAGGAAGCAAAATTATTTTATGGGACCAACTTTTAGCATATCAAAATGCTGAACTTCAGTATGCTAAAAACCCATATGAAGCAGGATTAATCACTCTTAAATATTTAATCAAAGAGTGGAATTTTGTTGATGAAAAAGACAATCCTGTAAAAGTAACTCAAGAAATATTAAGTCGTTTCCCTTCTGGGGATATGACTTTTTTAATATCTAAAATTTCAGAGTTGATTATAGCAGGTCAAAATAAAAAAAAAATGAACTCAAGAAAGTTGTCGAATCCTTCATCTCGAAAAAAGTAAAGTCCAAATCTTTGATGGATTATTTAATATGTAAAAAATTTGGGTGGACAGTAGAAGAAGTCAATTCTTTGCCCCAAACAAAATATGAAGAAATTATTGCGATTATGAATATAGAACAACAATTTCAAACCCATAACTCTAATAAATTAAAAAATATGTCAAGCAAGTATGGCAAGTAACGATATAACAATACATGTAAGTAGTGACTACAACTCTGCAGGAACTGATAAAGCTAAAAAAGCTACTGAAGAATTAGGAACAGCTTCCCAGAAATCTAGCAAAAAAATGACAGAGGGTCATGAAGAAGTAGTGAATGGACTTGGAGGACTGGGTAACCAGTTTAGATATTTAAGTTTAGTAGTAGGTGCAACATCTGGTGCAATGATGTTAGCCACTAAAAGTTTTGTAGATTCATATAAAGAATATGAAAGAGGAATGTTAGGATTGAATGTAATGGCTAAAACTACTGGACAGAGCATGGAAGATGCTACTGGTCTTGCAACAAAATATGCTCAAACAGGGTTAATGTCAATTTCAGAAGCTGCAATGACTGTTCAGAATTTATTAGCAAGTGGTTTAAATTTAGATCAAGTGGATACTTTAATGAAAGGTACTTTAGATACTGCTGTTTTTTTACATGAAGAAATGTATACAACAGGAAGTGCTATGGAAAAAATGTCTTTTGGTTTTAGAGTCTTAAATGAAAGAAACATTGATGCAGTTGGTATCAACCAAAAATTAACTCAAACTTATAAGGACTATGAAGCTGTTATAGGAAAAACAACTAATCAATTTAATGAGCTGGACCGTCATATGGCAGTTTATAATAAGTTAGTTAGTGAATCTAAACGCTTCACGGGTGGTGCAAATTTCGCTATGAATACTTTCAGTGGCACATTAGATAGATTGTCTGCTAACATAGAAATTTTTAAAATAAGGATGGGTGAAGCATTATTGCCAGTAATAGGTACATTAGCAGAAAATATAACTAATTTAGTAACAAAGTTTACTGACTTTATTTCAAAAAATAAAGAAGTCGCAGCTGCTCTCCAAGTGGGACTAGTTATGTTAACTACTTTTACAGCAGCTATAGCAATGGCTGGTGCATTGTTACCGATGTTAATACTTGGGTTTACTACTCTTAAATGGAGTGCACTTTTGCCTATGATAATTGCGGGTGTTAAAGCAACTGCTGTGATTCTTGCATTAGTTGTAGCATTAGGAGGTCTTGCAATTATGATTTTAAAAATTACAGGAAAGTGGGATAAGTGGACTAATAGTTTGAAAAGAAACATAGCTTTAATAAGTGATGTATTTAAAACATTGCCTGATGTTGCTGCAAAAGCAAGTGCTGCATCTCTTGAAAGCTATGCTAAGTTTACTAGTCAGTTAGCTAAAGAAAATAGAGATTATGAAGAAAGTTTGATGGAACTGGCTAGAAAACACTCTCAAACTATTGATAAACTTAAAGCTGACTTATTAAAATTAGAAACCGATGAAAAGAAATATTTAGATAGAAGAACTAGAGATTATGCAGAATCAATGGCAGACATGGAAGAAGCTCATAAAGATAGAATAGATGATTTGACTAGAGATTTAGAATGTGAAGAATCTCTGGGTATACGAGCAGATCAAGAAAAATTAAGAGATTTAAGGGAAGCAATTGAAGATGAAAATAAAGAATATGCTAAAGATAAAAAAAGAAAACAAAGAGATTACGATGAAGACGTTGCAGATCACAAAGAATCAACAAAAGAAAAAAAGAATAGTATTATTGACGAGTTAAATGTTGAATACGAGTTGAGAAAAAAACATAAAGAAGAATATCAACAGTGGAGAAATTTCGCGTTTTTAGATGAATTTGAAAAAATGAAAAGAACTCATGAAGAAAGAATTGCTCAACTAGATGAACAAGTAGCTAAACTAGGTTTAACTGAAGAACAAATAGCAGGAATAGACAATCAACAAGCAAATGTTAATGATACTTTGGAAAGTACAAATACTACTCTTGATGAAATGGTAGATAAACTTATAAAACTTGGTGAAGAATCTGATAAAAATACAGAAAAAGTAAAAAAACAAAAAGGTATTTGGGAAAGTATTGGACAATTTATGGGAGAAGCAATGAGTGCACCGTATGGTCCTGTTTCGGGTCCTAGTTATGTTCCGGGAATAGAAAAACCATTAAGTTCACAAGACATACAGAAATTTGGAATGCAAGGAATTGAAGGAATACAAGTTTTATCTGATGCGATGTATGGTGCATTTCAAAATTTTATGAAGGGCTTTCGTTCTTATCAACTCGGTGGCATTGTACCCGGCTTTCCTAATGAAAGAGTGCCTGCTATTTTACATGGTGGCGAACGGGTGATTCCTTCAAATCAACTTGGTGAATTAGCACCAATAACTATAAATATAAATAATCCAATTATCCGAAAATCTGAAGATTTACAAGAAATGGGCAGAGTTTTGGAAAAGGTATTAGCTCGAAATAATGAGCTTAGAAAATTGGGTGCAAGATAACTTTTAATAAATAAAAAATAATAACAATGGCTTATAATGTAACATTTAATTCATATTTATTGCAAGACACGAATTGGAAAACAAAAATTATTCATTATAAAAACTTGCCTGAACGGACAATTGATCTTGAGAATATTGCAAGATCAGATGGTTTTAAAATTGTAAATATATATCATACCCAAAAAACAATTGAGATTGAGGGAATGCTTGTTTGCAGCACAAATGCTGCTTTGCGAACTAAGATTGATGAAATGAAAAAATTTCTTAAACCAAAAAGTAAGAATTTAGATATTGCATACGGCGGATCAACTATAAGATATGTAGCGACTGTTCGAGAAATTGAAATGCCTGACGATTTTTATCATATATCTTCGTGTCCATATAGAATTACTTTTGTCTGCCAACCATTTGGAAAAGCAACAGCTTCTGTATCTTCTTCATATAATAATGTTACTGCTTCTACTTATACAAATTCGATAGTTATGACAGGCTCTGCAAACCCTTCACCAACTCTTCAGTTCACAGTTGATTCAGAAACTACTTTAACTAAAATTCAATTTCAAAATCAAACAGCAGATGGAACGACAAATTCAATATCAGTATCTCAGTCATTTAATGCAGGAAATGTTCTCATAATAGATTGTGATGCAAAAACAGTCAAAATTGGTTCAACAAATTCAGATTTTTCGGGTGTTTTTCCTGAATTTCAGCCAAGTACAAATAGTATAACACTCACTTTCACTAGTACTGCACATCAGGTAGATACATTAGTTTCATATTACCCAACTTACTTGTAATATTAAATATCTAGGGTATTTTTAAATAAACTTTTGTTTTTTGCCTCTGGGTTTAAAAGAACTTAGTTCAAAGAACGAAATATGGTTTTTTTAAAACTTACGAGGTGGTTCTATGAAAAATAGAACACAATGGGAAGATATAAATAAGGTGATATTTCTATGACTAAATATTGGACTAAACAAGAAGCTGACTCTTTAAAAAAACTATGGAAGTCTGGCACTTGGGAAGAGCTTCAAAAAGCTATACCTAACAGGACCAAAGAGTCCATCAAAACTAAAGCCAATCGAATAAGTCTTAAAAGAAATACACCCCAAAGTAATCTTAAATCTCAATATAATATTGAAAAAGTAAAAGACAGGCAACTGCTTGAAGAAGTATCAAAGAGGGGTTATATAGCCTATAAGCAGAAATTAAAACAAGATGCAGAATATAAATATGACAAAAGAGTCAAGACTTATAAGTTGGGTATAATATCAGATACTCATTATGGGTCTAAACATCAACAACACCAGCACTTACTGGACTTTTACAGGCTTTGCAAACATTTTAAAGTAGATGCTATTTTACACGGAGGCGATGTGGTGGAAGGCAATGGAAAACTTTATAGGGGGCAACTCTATGAAATGTTTATGTTTGGAGTTGAAACCCAACTGGATTACATTGTTAACAACTATCCTAAGATTGAGGGCATAAAAACATATGTTATCGGTGGAAGCCACGATTACTCTTTTTACAAGGAATCAGGCTTTGACATTTTACAACATTTTGCAGACGAAAGAAGCGATATAGAATATCTGGGATATACTGGAGCTTATATAACCTTTGGAAAAATTGTAATTTATCTGATGCACGGCTCTGGTGGAATTGCTTATGCGAGAAGCTATAAAATGCAGAAGATAATTGAACAGTTTGCACCAGAACAAAAACCGCACATATTGTTATTAGGGCACTATCATCAACCAGCTTACTTGGAAGCATATAGAAATGTAGAAGGATTTCAGCTTAAATGCTTTCAGTCTCAAACAACTTATCTAAAGACCAAAGGATATTTTCCAGCAATAGGGGGTATGATTCTAACAATACACCAGTCAAACAAAGGGCTTGAGTCTATAGAAATTTACAATAAGACATATTATGTGCCTGTTAAAAATGATTATATCTCTCTTCCTAAAAAAATGAGGGAGGCGAAGTAGCGAATGATGTTTCTTGGTTAAAGGATTATTTTATAGAAGATGGATTTAAATAGTTCTTTGAAGATTAAAGGAAAGTTGTCTTTAATCTTGAGCGAATTATAGCTCTTTAAAAACTGAGGTGATTCTATGAAAAATAGAACGCAGGAGGAAGGTGATTTAGTTGAGTGATAAAAAACTTGAAGCGAAGATTCGCCTTTTGAAAAGAAGGATATTAGCTCAAGATAAGAAACTGGATATAGCTGATAGGATTGTAAAATCTATCAAAGACTCTATTGCTATAATGCCGGCGATAGAAGCGCCTACACTTTTCATACCCAAAACAAAACACAGCTCTGAAGTAGCATTGATTTTAATTTCGGATACACATATAGGAAAGCAGACTATTTCTTATAACCCTAAAGTCTTTGTTAAAAGATTGAGATTTCTTGAAAAATCAATGATGAGCATTATTTCTGCTCTTAGAAGTCAACGACAGATAAAAAAATTAGTGATAGTTTTTAACGGAGATATGGTAGATTGTGAGGCAGTCTATCCGGCTCAAGCAGTAGATTTTATGGCTATTCCTATAATGGAGCAAATATTCTCTGTAGGTGTTCCCGAGTTTACGAAGTTTATTCTTTTCTGCTTAAAGAATTTCAAGGAAGTGGAAATCCACGCCATCAAAGGAAATCACGGAAGACAGCATCAAGCAAAATGGGTTTCTTCAAGAAGTACAAACTGGGACCTAGTATTTTATAAATCATTAGAAGCAACCACAAGAAATCAGCCCCGACTTAAATGGCATGTAGAAATGAAAGACTGGAAAGCTATGTTTACCATTTTAGGACACGGATTTTTAGCGACTCACGGAGATATGATTAGGCGATATTACAATTTGCCTCATTATGGTATGACCCGCCAATGTCAGAGATGGCAAGGAGCTTACAGGAATAGAATTAAACTGGATAACTTTTTATTCTCGCATTTTCATTCGGCTAATGCAGGTATGAGATGGAACGATTTAACTATTTTCGTAAATGGTTCTTGGATTACAGATGACGAATATGCAGAAGAACAACTGGGAGTGGCTTCAGTTCCTGAACAATTGCTTTTAGGGATTCATCCTGTTTACGGAGTATCTTTTCGCCACGTTATAAAATTGGACTTAAATAAATCTTCCTCAAAATGAGGGGGGCGAAGTAATTTGCTTCGTTCCCCAATGAATTTAGTTCCTTGAAAGCTGGGTGGACAGAATAATGTTTAGAGGGATAAAGGTTTTGAGTTCCTTAATCTCAATAAACCCTTATATCCAGCTTTGAGGGAATTAGATTGGACAAAGATAAAAAAATACGAGATTCGTATAGCGTCTATCCACTACTTCCTTTAACAATTTAATAGGTGAAGTAAATGAAAGCATGGAAAGTATGTTCTAATAGATACTGTGAGTATGAAAGAATAATGGCACGATGTCCTTTATGTAAAAGACAATTGGATTATGTCGATTCATTTATAGCGCTTTGTAGGAATTGCAAGCAGTTCTTTTCTATGAATCAGATTGGAAAAAATATTTGTTCCAAGTGTGGAAAGTATGGATTGATATTTAAAGGAGGCGACAATACTGATAAATGAAGAACCAGAAGAGTTTATCTTAACCGATGAACAGTTTGAATCTATAATGGCTGAAACAATTAAAGAGATGTATGACAGAATGATTAAATTCGCTGAAAGCTTTGAGAAATATCATAAAGAGATAGACCAAAAAATAGCCAAAGAATACAAAGAGATACACGACAATTACAGGAAAATCTATGAAGAATACAAAAGGAAAGTAGAAAATGGAATAGAATTAGTCCCTACACTGACTTTTAATCATTTAGAAGGAATGATGCAACCTGGATATAGGCATAAGACAGCTATAGAGAGGTTTGACGAATGGTATAAACTGCTCAGAAGCCAAAACAATCACAAGAGAGAGATTTACAGATGACCGAAAGCAAAGAAGAAATCTTGGAAAAGAAACTACAGGAACTTGAAACAGCAGAAGACATAGGTTTATCCATAATGAAAGCCATTAACTTGATACTTTACAGGTGGAAAGAGAAAGGCTGGGAAACAATTGATGCCAAAAAACTGTTTGTAAAGATTGAAGTTGGAGAATTTGTGTCTAAAAAGAAGAAGATTATAAACGGAAAGAACGGGTTGTATTCATAATGGGAAGATTAGCTTATTTCTATTGTCCTGATTGTGGAGAAAAGATTAAAGCAAAGTGTCCTAAATGTGGTTATCCCTTGGTGTATCTGATATTCTACGAAGCATATTGTCGGCTATGTAGGATAACTTATAAGTCCTCAGGGCTGAAAAAGAAATGCTCCAATTGTGGAAAACCGCTGTATCTTACTGCCGGAGAAGATGATAAAAAAAGCCCAACCTAATAAAGAGATGTTTTCTATAACATAGTTCAAGGGCTTTGACAACAAATCGTTGCTTAAACATCTCTATACTTTTTAATAACAGTTCTTTAAAATCTGGAGTTAAGTCAAGTTTAGTTATAATGTTATGTCAAAAGATAAAGTTAAGTCAGTTGTAGGAGAAAAATCATCTATACCAAAATACGAAGGATATTTACCTTATGAATATGTAGAAAATAATATAAAACATTTATCTGGTAAAATCCTAACTATTATTGATGGTGCAATAGTTAATGAAATACAAAACAAAGCCGTTAAAGACCAAATAAAAAATCAGATTCAAGAGATTTTGTATGGTTTCCAGTTTTATGCTTTTAAACAAAGTGATGGGATAACACAATCTCAAGGTCATAGTGTTCAACTATAAATCTAATTAAATAATTAAATAAAGATTTTAACTCCAGTTTTTAGAGAAGGGTTCAACAAAATTACACAATCACACTCTACGATTTTTACAGCAAAATATTATTTTGTTATAAGATATCTCATCTCAACCATAAAAGGGAGAAGTAGTGAAAAAGTGAATATCTCTTTACTTGAACCCACTGCTTATTTTTGAGATGAGATATTTTATAATAATATGGATTCAAAAAAGAAATCAATTTTAAAAACTATAAGTTGGAGAATTATTGCAGTATTAACTTCATTATTGATTATTTTTTTCTATACTCAAAAATTTGCTATATCATTAAAAATAACTATTGTTGCTGCGATAGTTTCAACTATTGAATATTACATTCATGAACGAGCATGGAAGCGTATAAAATAATATGTCAGATATAAAAAGAAAACTCACATTTAAAATCTATAATCGAAGCGGTGTCTTCGTCAAAGTTCTTGACGATGTTTTGAATACACCTACATTTGAATATTCAGTAAATGGAGGACTTAGTGAAGTTGTATTAAATCTTAATAGAAAAGTAGATGATTATGGAGAAGGTACTGATCTTGATCTTAATTATCGTCTGAAAATCTATTTAAATGATTCAGACAATACTGATACTTTAATATATACAGGATATCTATCTGCTTTTCGACCATATATTAAAGAAAATGATGAAGGAGTCGAAATTACATTTTTACCGAATATTTCAAAACTTAACAATGATTACTGGAGATCTTCTACAACCGTATTGACTGGCTTTGCAATTCAAGAATCTGATACTGAATTAGGTCAAATAATGAAGAATATTATTGATAACTATAGAACGAATGGTGAAACAGACTTATTGATTAGTAATGATTATGCTAATGTTGGTGATACAAGTGAGAATTTAACCTATCTATTCAAAGATATTAAGCATCGTAAAGCAATTCGAAAAGTTGAAGAGTTTTTGCCAACTAATTGGTATTGGTTTATTGATGCTTCTGGAAAACTATATTTAAAGGAAAAATCTACATCAGCTACTCATAAGTTCATTTTACGAAAACATATTAAGGAATTAAAAACTCATAAAAATATTGAAACAGTCATTAATCGTTTCTTTATCTGGTCAGGGGTTGGGAGTGTATGTCTAAATTATGTTGATAGTACATATTCTGACGCAACTAGTATTACTGATTATGGAACTATTGCTGATTTAAAGATTGATAGTGATGTTCACACAACAGCATATGCTAATTTATTAGGAAATCCAAAAATTGCTGAAAATAAAGATGTCAAAAGAAGAATTACAATAGTAGTAGGAAGTGATTATGATTTAGCATCAATTAAGCCCGGTGATACTTGTAAGGTTATGGATATTAATGAAGCTCAGACTCTTTTTGGCACTAATATGTCTATTGTCAGAATTAGTTATAAAGTTGATGAGGCATTAATAGAACTAACAGAATTTGATGCTAATTTAAGTGATTTAACCCAAGAACAAGAAGATGTTGTTCAATCTGCTATTGACCAATTACAGCGAAGTCTTCAATCGATTTCACCAGATAATCTTACATTAGGAAGCAAAGATTGGGTTACTGATTTAGCTTTCTCTTCAATTGATCACAATACAGTTGGTTGGGAAGCAGGTTCAATAAAAGCAGCAACATCTAGTGCGAGTAGTCCTCTTATATATAGTATTGCTAAAGATGATACTGGTAATATGGGAGCAACAACTGTAATTTATTTTGATGCTGATGCTTCAACTAATTCACTACAAACATCAACATCATTTTCTGATGCAATGGGTCCGAATAAAATTGGGCTTTGTTATGCTATACCCGCTATTGCACCTAAAGGAGCTTCAGTTGTTAATGTTAAACCTGGATTAGGAATGGTTATTGATGGAGCAAATATTGCTGTTAGGACAGTTTTAGCAGAACAAATAGCCGCAAATGTCATTACTGCTAATGAAATCTATGGAAATACTATAACAGGTAATCAATTAGCTGCAATTGATGTTAGCCAAATATCTACTGCTAGTTTACCTGCCGATGGAATTCTTATTCATGGAACAGGTATTTATGGAAGAAAAGCAAGTGTTACAACATTTTCAATTAATACTTCTGGTGATGTTGTTGTATCAGGAAATATTACAGTAACAGCAGGAAATGCACTTAAATATGATAGTGGAATAAAACAAGCCGATGGTACAGGTTCAACAGCAGATGATATTTTAGCTGATGGAAGTACATATAAAAGACTTACTGCTAATCAACAAACAGGAGCCGGCAGGGCCTATACTGGACTTGACGCTAGCTCTATAATTACTAAAGGTTTTCTTGAAGCTAATTTAACTAGTATTTCTCTTCCGGCTAACGGTATTAGATTTGATTCTAATGGTATTTATGGAAGAAAATCTAGTGCGACTACTTTTTATATTTCTAGTGCTGGAGATGCTTATTTTAAGGGTACTATTGCTGCTTCAACTATTACTGGAGGTACTATTACTGGATCGGTTGTTAGTTCTGCTGCAAGTAATAATAATAGAATTGAAATGTGTAACAGTTCATTTGGAGAGTCATCAACTATATATTGGGTTAATTCTTCTAATGTAGCAGAGGCATATATTGAGTGGGGTTTTTCAGGAGTAATGTTAATATCTGGTGCAACTTTACGATTGTTAGCAACTACCGTAGAATGTGATGCTGATTTTATACCATATGGAAGTGATTATGATTTAGGTACAAATAGTAATCGTTGGCGTTATCTTTATGCAACTGAAATATGTTTAAGTGGAGATTGTAAGACAAGTTGGCCAAGTGGGGGTGTTTTTACCTGTAGTGATTTGAGTACTTGCTCTTTATCAGAGTTAGGAACTAAAAGTCATTCAGACTTAACAAGTGTTACAGCAAGTCAGCATCATAGTTCAGTTTCAAATGGTCTTAATATTACTCCAAGTTCAGTTAGTACAGCTGGAGTATTAAGTGGTAATCATTTAAATATAAATTGTTCAGATGCAGGCAATAAAATTTCAGGTAACCTTGCTATTACTGGAACTGTTGATGGGGTTGATATTTCAGCTCATGATGGTGGAGCTATTACTACTTATCATTCAGGAACAATAAACGATGCAATGCATGGTACTCGAACAGGTATTCCCAATGCTCATCACAGTTCAACTTCAGATGGAATTAATATAACTCCGTTATCAGTTTATCTTACAGATGGAACTCATAAAATTTATGGACCTTATACTTCAATGATATTTGAAACATCAGGTAGCTCATCAGGTGGCATAAGTATTACTCCAGGATCAAGCGGCTTAACAATCACTGCAGGAGCTAAACTTATTGCAGGTTCATCTTCTTACTATCTTAATATAAACCAAAAATCTTATGGGGCTCATTATGCTTGTGGATTTGATCATATCGGTGATATTATGCCAGAAAGTGCAGGAATTTGGGATTTGGGTAGTTCTAGTAATTATTTCAATGATTTAAATTATAAGAACTTACAAGACAGAGGATGTTTAGGGGTATTTGATGATGGTGTTGAACTTCAAGATGGCAGAAAGGTCTCTGATGTTGATGCTCTTAAAAATATTAAAAAACATCCTTCTTTTAAGACAAGTTATGGTGTTCCAAGATTTGATTATAGAACAATGCCAAAAGCTGTTTATTCAATTGCAACTGATCGAAACGGCAAACCGTTACCAAGAGATAAAAATGATATACCATATAAAATAGATAAAAAGACGAAAAAAAAGATTAAGGCTGAAGACGGTGCAGAATTATCAGCTTTAGTTTCAATTATGATTGGGGCAATTAAGGAATTAGAAATCCGATTATTAAAAGTCGAAAAATCTTAAGTTACTTTAATAAAAAATTAATTATAAATAATATGAACATCAAAGAAAGACTTCAAGTCACACGTAATCTATTAGATACAAAAAGCAAGCAAGTCGCTCAACTAGACATTACACGTCAAACTCTTGTCACTGAAATATTAGAGTTAAGAGGTCAGTTAGCATTATTAAATGAAATGCTTCAAGAAGCATCTTCTAATTCTAAAGAAAAAGATAAAAAAGTCGTTAAAAAATAGGTTTACAAAGTACTCAAATACAATTAAAATTATAATATGATAGAGTTAATAGACATTGCACAATATGGTGTTGCAATAGTATCAATTGTAATCTTATATTTGATTGTCAAAATGTTTTTGGCATCATTATCAAAACGTGATGATAAATTTATTGATGTTATTACTAATCATTTTCACGGAGATTTAGAAAGTCGCCAAAAATTAGGAGATAAATTTGAGAAGATGGGCGATCAAATAGAAAAGAACACATTTGTAACACAACGACTAATTCATTGGCTTGATAATAATAATCACAAATAAATGAATACTAGCTTATTTATTCCAGTTTTTTGGCTGTTAATACTAATTTTATTTTTTAAGTTAATTTTTTCAGAATAAATATATGTTTTGGTTTAGAAAAAAAACTCCTATCCCTAAAGAGCCCGGTTGGGTTCCTGATTTAGCTGACTCACACGATTTTAGACATGAAGAAGTATTGGGTGCTCCATCTTCTATTTCTTGGCAATCAATAGATTCTCATCCTGATCCTTTGTTTCCAATAAAAGACCAAGATCATTCCAGTTCTTGTGTTGGACAATCTGTTTCTAAGGCATTGGGTATTGTTGAATATTATGAAAGTGGAGTTTATAGAGATTTATCAGCTCGTTTTCCTTATGCTCAAAGAACATATCAAGGACCCGGAATGTATATACGAGAAGGTATGGAATTTGGCATAAAACAGGGTTGTCCATTAGAACATTTATTGCCTTCTCAAGGAATGAATGAAACTCAAATGAATAGGGAAGATGATATTATTACTGATGTTAGACAAACTGCTTTAGTATATAAGGCTAAAAGCTTTTTGTATTGTGATATGACATTTGATAAAATTGCATCAATACTCCAACAAGATATTCCTGTAGTATTGGGTGTAGCAGGCACTAATGCAACATGGACAAATAAAAAAGGATGGGTTTTACCCCCCCGTTCATTTGATGAACTTTGGTATCATGCGATGGTTATTACTCCTGAAAATAAGAAAGGGAAGAATTATGGTTTGATAAATGGCAAAAAAACTTTGATTGTAGATAATTCGTGGGGAGCAAATTCATCTGCATGTTATAATGGTCAAGTATTTTTTACTGAAGAATATCTGCCGTGGATTAAATGGAACTTTTATTTTTTAAATTTACCAGATAATTGGAGAGATAAAGAGTCTGCTACAATAGAAAAACCAAAACATCAGTTTAATCGTGATTTATTTTATGGATTAAAAAATGATCCTGAAGTAGTTTGGCTTCAAAAATGTTTAAAGTGGTATGGCGTTTTTCCTATTAATATTTCTGAAACGGGCAATTACTATTCAATAACTTCAAAAGCAGTGCAAAGTTTTCAATCTGCTGAAAATATCGCTAAATTAGGAGATTCAGGATATGGAAGATGTGGGCCAGCTACACGTAAAGTATTAAATAAACTTTTTGGATAAAGGTCGATAATAATATTTAACACAACATAAATATGGAAAATATAATTATACCTGCAGTTCTAATAGGGTTCGTTTCATCAATTGTTACTGAAATTTTTAAATTCATTCCGTGGCTTGCTAAAACTGACTTAAGAAAACAAATAACATCATTCGTTATTACATTTGGTTTTATTTGGATATACTTTTTAGGGCAAAATGTAGAAGGTAAAGATTTCTTGGGTATTTTGATTTTAGCACTAACAGCATCTTACGGTACATTTAAGACAATTTTGAAAGGTCTTGTTGGTATGGTGGGACTTAGTAAAAGATTCGGAGAGAAATAAATATATGTATAGAGCAAGTATGCTCTTGATTATTTTATTATTATTAACACCTTGTGTGGTAAATGAAATGTCAGAGCATACTCTTTATTCAAATATTCCTCAGTTTGAAACAAAATCTTTTATTACTATTCAAAATAATAGTATTAAAGGAATTGCATCCCCATATACAGTTGATAGAGAGAAATATAATAATTTCCTTGATATTGAAATTATTTTAAGATTAGAGCAATTATTTGAAGAAATACCAATTTTTTACAGAATTTTTAATTGTGAAAGTAAATTTGATCCAAATGTTTGCAATAAAGAATTTGGATGTAAGGCAGGGATGGGTCTCGGCCAAATTATTCCAAGCACACTTCAAGATTGTGAAAAATGGTTGGGTAGAAAATTAGACCCATTTAATCCTACTGATAATATAGACTGTTGTATTGAACTGCATAAACGAAGAGGCAGATTACCTTGGAAGCAAAGTGAAAACTGTTGGAATCAATACTACTAATAAAAATAAATATTTGTATATAAAAAGAGAGATAACATAACTGCTTTCTCTCTCTTTTTTTGATTGAAGGGTATAATTCCTTATCTTTTAATAAAAAATGCCTCAGGGCTCATTCTAGATATGCTTCTGGGCATTTTAAACAATACTTTTAATGTCTTTTCTTAGATTTCTGGCCAGTTTTTATTATTTTGTTAACATAATAGTTAGAAACACCTGCTTTTTTTAACAAATCAGCATTAGGAACAATACAATGACCTCCAAATCCTTTTTTAATATCAGGAAACAATAAAGACCGTGAATACTTACTTAGATTGAGATTAGCATAACCTTCATTGTAAGTTTTATTGAAATGTAATATAACATTATTATAATCTACTTTAAATTTTCGGCAGATTTTAAATAGTTCGTCTGCTAATAATATGTCACGACCATATTGAAAAGTAGATAATAATTTTCCCAGCTCTGTTTCTTCGCTCTTTAATACTTTAACTTTCATACCTAATTGTTTTAAATGTTTTTTGACATTTTTAATAACATTTTTAGATGTTCGTGGATCTACACCTAAATATTTAATGAAAGTTGTAAAAGCTATTTTAAGATGGGGGTGAACACCCCTAACAGGCGAATGAAATATTATTCTGTTTCTTATTAAACTAGTGTTAAGTCTTCTTGTTGTTCCAATTGGTATTGTGCTATGAATGATAACAGCATACGGATTAATTTTAGCAATATAATTAACTAATGTTATTTCAAAATACTGATTATATGGATAACAAACATGCATAAATCTGGCTTTCTTAATTTTTGAATAATCAGAATATTTGTCGTTATATTTATCATATATGTGTGGAAGATGTATAATATTACTTTTAAGTAAATCTTGTGGTATTTTATTATTAACTTCTACATTTCTCTTAAATAATTTATAAAGTGCACGACCTATTTCGCCGTAGCCGATAATTAAATCTTCAAGTTTGGTTTTTTTCATTTAAATAATTAATTATTTCATTAATTTTATTTAATAACGTGATAGCACCCTCTTCTGTCAAAATGACATGAGGAAAAACAGCAGCATTTCTAGTAAAAATAGATCTTATGTCGCTGATTAGAAAAATTGGCAGTGTATTGATTTTTTTTCTTTTATTTTTTATTTTTCTTTTTTTCATTTTTCTGGTATATTTTTAAAGCTTTATTAATTTCTTCTGTTGTTTCGATGTTTATTTCTTCAATTTTTTCAATTATTTCTTTAAGACATTGACATTTTTTTTCAGATAATCTAGCTTTTTTTCTTTCTTCATAAAGATCTTCAAGAGCATCTTTTAACGATGCATAATAATATGTTTGAGTAGAAGGATATCTAATTGAATAACAGTGTTTATCGACAGATAACCATGTATTTTTATTGAATTTTAAAACTTCATTAACTTTCATAGTTTTCTATTTTACGAATATCTTCTTCTAATTTATTAATTAGTTCTTGAATTTGACGCCTTTTAATTCCTATTAACATAAATTTTAATTCTTCTATTGTCATATATCTAATATGTGTTTCAGTGATACGAGAACCGACATGAAGAACATTAGAAAATTCTCTATATTCAGAACGAGAAGGCAGATAACCTGCTATAGTAAGAAGTCTTTTTTTATGTTCTTGAGAATTTAAAATAGTATTAGGCATTACAAAAGTTGTAAAGAATCTATATTAAAAAGAATATCAAGCTTGATTCCTTCATGTTTAAGAATTCTTTTAACTTGATTACTAATAAGCCCTGCAATTATAGTTCCAATATAAGAAATATTTCGAGCACCGCACGGATCTTGATCTGGATATTTAGAAAAGGTTTTTTTCCATTTTTCAAGATTAGTTCTTGTATATATTTCAATTTGAGAACCTCCAATTCTTCCATCAATAATGACAAACCTTTTATTGCTTTTTTTCTGCTTTTTTATTAGTATTTTGCAGAGCTTTTCTCTTTCTTTCATACTGTCTACTGCAATTACAATAATTGGATCTATAAAATGTACATCTACTTTTGAAGTAAATTTTGTCTTGGGTTTAATATTATTATATAAAATAATTGTCTTCAAAAAGTTTTTTAAAGATTTTGCCAATGATAATGTCTTAGATTTACCAACATCGCTATATGAATATGCTTGGCTCGGAAGATTTACAAAATTGACAATATCGTGATCCCAAATGCTTAGATGGTGTATTCCTAATCGTGCCAAACAATAAGCAACATTAGAGCCTATTGTGCCTAAGCCTATAATACTTACACCCTCTGGAAAAAGAATCGGATTAAAAAGGTCTTTCTGCCTTGAATAATCTATTTTAGTATTTTTTTTAGACATTTACAGAGTATGTTTATAATATATACCCACACTTTCTAAAAAACGATCTATTTCATCTAAAGTTGATTTTGAATATGGTTTTAATTGAAGGATATTATTTTCTTCTAAAAAATCTTTAAATATTGGATATCGAGAAAGTTTTTTAATATTTTGAGGAATAAATATTTTCGGTCTTTTAACATGTTTTTTAATTCTTCGAAGGCAATACTCTTTTATTTTTTGGTTATTGCGAATTTTGAGGGGTGATAAGACGTCTAATGAAAAGGTTAATCTAATCGGTTTGAAAATATCAATTCGAGCTAAAAAATCTAATTTTTTATTGACAACTATTGAAATTAAATAAGGATTGCTTGTGGTTGTTTCAATGGTATTTTCATCTATACCACTCCAAAATGTTGAAAAATCATTGTGTGAGTGCCACCAAATATTGTATTTTGAAACATCTTCATTATTTACAGTTCTCTTGTGTAAGAACTTAGCTAACATATCTTCGTCTAATTGAGTACTTGCGTAAGAACATGTTTGGGGAAAAATTTCTATATTATCAACTCGTATTATTGAGGGTGTAACAAGCACACTTTCACCCAATCCTGATATTTCTGTATTTACATTCCGAGTGAAATATTTTAATTTGAGATAACTTTTTTTATTAAATATTAATTTCATATTTAACTAGCTGCATTATTGTCATATAACCATGTTGTTATAGGCATATTAGTTGTTGAAGGTGACTCATTTATAAATCCTGGAGATACTGCCATGTATACATTTCTTGGACTAGTTGCTATTTCGGGCACAGAAGCATAAATGCTAGGACCAACTCTTGTTCTACTCATAATATGATTAAGATAGTATGAATCGCCCGCATTTACAGTAGTTTCCATATCAACTGTTAGATAACCTGAATTTGTGTTACTTTTATAATGTTTTTGTTCAGTAAAACTTTTAAGCCAATCTTTAGATTTTAAAAAACCGTGTTCGCCTTTTATTGATAATAAAAAATGAATTAATGTGTCAATACATAAAAAGACATGTCCTGTTTGTAAATATTTATCAACAACAGGTTGCCAGCTTCCAAAGCATGGTTTTTCATTTTTAACAAACCAATGATCAAACTTATCATTAACTTTATATGTTAAATTTTTAATTTTAAATGGTGTACTATTATTTAATTCAATAGATATTCTGAATTTTCCAATTCTTGATCCTGAAACTTTTAATTCTTCTGTGTAAATATCAATAATTTTATTATCGAATCTGAATAATACTTTTTCAATTTTATGATGCGATTTCAATTTTAGAAACTGTTCTTTTATGAAAACATTAGTATCAAGTTCTTTTCTGTATTTTTTAAGTTTTTCTAATGCAGCTTTTTCTACTTTTAATTGTTCAAACAACATTTCCATTTTTTGTTGTTCTCTCAAACGTAATGTTGCTTTAGTCGATCTTTCGAGATAAAATGCGATATCTTCTTTTAATCTTGAAACTTTTTTTTCAATTTTAGATCTCATTTCATCTAAAATTTGAATGCATTTATTATAATATTGTTTAAACCAACTGTTCATCTTACTTGATCCTTTTAAATCTTTAAACTAGCAAATTTAATATAGTATCTTTTTCTAAGTTTTCTGGTGATAAATCAATATCAGCTTTATCTTTATCAACTATTTTAGCACCCGCTTTTATCAAAACATCTTCTAATCTAATAGTATTTTCATAGAAATCAAAGAGATATTTTCTACTGTGTTCTACAAAATCTGAGCCAGTAGAAGTTATTGATTTACCTATATATGTTTCAGTAAAATAAAATCTGCATTCATCAGAAGTTGTAACCAATAAACCTAATATTTTTTCTCTTTGATTGATTTTTGATTCAGCAACAGACATAACATTGTTAGGATTTACCATATAATTTTCTTTAAAATCATCTGTTTTTTCTTTAGCTACAATTATTTTAAATGGAACTTCTATGTCTTCATTAAAATTATAATAATTAACAAGAAGTATAAGTGCTTTTTTAGTTTGTCTTTGTATGTAAAACAACTCTGTAGCACCATTAGGAGCATTTGTTATATCTCCCGAGAACAATATATTTTTACTTTTTGTTCTATAACCCACATCCCAACCTATTTTACCAGTTGTTGGTGAAATCATAGATAAGTCTAAGTCAATCATATCACCGTTTACGTTTGCCCAACTAATACCAACAATCATATCTTTGGGAATTGATACAAATGTTCCTGAGGGAAAATTTCCTGTAAATTGTTTTTCAGTTGCAGGCAAACTATATGTTATATGTTCAGGAATATAGATTTTTTTGTTCTTTACATTTTTGCTAATATCTTTAACAATTGAATCTAATACAATGTCTAATATTCTCTTGGCACCTGCTTTCTTTATAAAATCGAAAGATGTAGCATATCCTTTTCCATTCCTTATCTTGTACAAAATTGATTTAACATCTTTTGTTCTAAATTTCAAAGCATAAGCCAATCTAATCTTGCGAAACACGTTAACTTTGTCCAGTTCTTCTTTTAGTTTATTACTGCCTACTTTTTCTCCTTTCTTCAACTTGGATGTAATGTTGTTAAGATAATCTTCTGGTAGTGGTTTGTGGTACTTTACAGCTAATCTTCTTATTTTATTTATTGTCTTTTTTGATGTTTTGTTTATTCTGAACGCTAGAAAAAGGGGTTTAAAACGATAAAATATTTCTGCTAGTTTTTCTAATCCATACTTTTGTTTATATTCAGTAAAAAGTTTAGTAATACCGGTATTTTTATGTTCTTTTATCTCTTTTATTAATACAGAACTTTTAATCAGAAGAGTTTTATCTGTTGCTTTATAAATAACAAATCTCAAAAATTCAATAGGGCTTTCCGGCAACAAATTCAAATTATCATAAAGCGTGACTCTTACTTCTTTATTTTTAATATTTTCTAAATCTTTTTCATTTAATTCAACAAAAGTAGCTACATTTAACACATCTTTTATTGTATCTTCACCTAACGCTATTCCTAAACCAAGCAGTTTCAATAACTTCTCTTTCAATTCTTTTTTAGTATATCCTTTAATAACTACTAATTTTATTCCATCAATATCAAGTTCAGGAATATCTAACTTTTCTTTGGGAATATAAATATAATTTTCATCTTGAATTTTATTTGATTCAAAATCTTTCAATTCAAGTATCTTTTCAGCTAAATGATTAACACCCCATTGTACTTCCTTTTCTATCAAATATTCTTTTGGTTGCTCTTTACCATATGTTGTCAAATAGTGTGCTATTTGTTCCACTACCAATTGTTCTATATCAGCATTTTTTACCTTAACCCAAGATTTGTGAAAAGAACTATTTAATTTTTCAGCAGTTATTCCAAAGAGTTTTTCTACCATTTCTATTAGCTTGATATAGTTTGGATAAGTATAAATAACTTCTGGAGAAAATATAAAACCTTTCTTGATGGTTTTCATCAACAAATCTTTGTTGGTTTTTTTTCTTTTAGTTTTTATGGGTAAAGCTTTAAAAAGCCTAAGAATTGAAGTGTTCATGTATTTACTTTGTTAAATTAATATATGACCTTTTTATATTTGTAGGAAAGGTAGGAATCGAACCTACATCACAGGCACCCAGTTTATAATAGGAACTTTTTTTGCTAAAAGCGAAAAGTAAATTAAGCCTGTGTTCTACCATTGAACTACTTTCCTGTTGGTGGCGGGCAGTATTTAAATCCAAAATGTAATTGTAATAGGAACTGCCTATGCCACTTTTATTTTTTATTAAGAGGCGAGTAGTAATAAGGTTGCTTGCAATTTCAAGACTTTTGATCCTGAAATCGCAAATATAATAGGAACTACTTATGCCTCTATAATTAATCAATTACGTTTAAACAACTTTCTTTTAAAATATTGCATCTTAAAAGACAATCACTTAAATCTACAGCAAAATTGGCGCAATCATTTCGACACTCGTTTTCTTCTTCTTGACATTCTTTATAAGCAGGATTTGTTATTTTTTCTCTAGCATTTTGTAAAGAAACCATAAAAATTCCTAACAAAGTACCGATAATTGCTATTGTTACTAGAAGTTCTATTACTGTAAAACCTTTTTTCATATTAGTGTCCGATATCTATAAAAGGAAGCACTGAACCACCATACCAATTTACTGGTAGTATTCCATTCCATTTATCAATTGCTTGTAATTGGACATAATCTTTACCACCCTGCTGAGTAATAGCTTGAGCCTGAATTCTAATTGCTTCTGCATCTGCAGTAGCTTTGGTCACTTTTTGTGTTGCTTCAAATTCTACTTGTGCTAACTTATTTTGAGCAGCTAATGCATCTTGTTCTGCAGTTACTTTAGCTTCAATAGCTCTATTAAATGCTGCCGAGAAGTCTAAATCAATAATATTGAAGTCATCAACTATTATTCCTCTTTTTTCAATTTTTCCTATTAATATAATTCTAATTTTTTCTCTGACTTCAGCTCTTTTAGTAATCAATTCTTCTGCTGTGAATTGAGCAGTAGAAGCTTTAACTGATTCTTGGATAGCAGGTGCAATAATTCTATCATCGTAGTCAATTCCGACTTCTTGATATATTGTTGTTACTTTATTTGGATCAAGATGAAAATTCAAAGCCACAACAGAAGTAACTTCCTGTAAATCTTTAGATGCAGCAGTTGCTTTTACTTGTTCTTTTTGAATCTTTACATCTATTCTTTTAACTACTTCAACAAAAGGTATTCTAAAATATAAACCTTCGTTTAGTATCTCATCAACTACAGCACCAAACCTTAATCGAATACCTCTTTCTCCTGCACCAATTGTACCAAAGGGGTTAAGAAGTAAAAACAATACTAAGATAACGACTCCTATAACGAGTTTTTTTAAATCTCTTGGATTCATAATCTTTTTTCTGTTTTAACTTAAACGACCTTTAAAAAAGGCGCGATTCTCTAAAGAACCCCGCCTTCTTTACTTCCGACTACATTAATTACATCGCCATCGTCTAAAATGTCTTTAGAAGTAGCTTTGTCTCCTCCAACATAAACCTTTTCACCAGTGGCTAAAGCAATGCCTGCTTCTTCTAATGCTTCTTTGACAGTAGAACCTTTGGGTATTTCAATACTTTCGGGTTCAATTCCAAACCGTCCGATAACGACAGTAATCCTATTTACTTTTTTCATGGTCTTTAATGACTCTAATTAATTTTATTTGACCTTTTTAACTTTCTTACTCATTTCAGAAAGTTTTTGTGAAATTTGCTCAGTGCATTTTTCACACAACTCAAGATGTTCTTCTTTCACTTTCATTTCCATTACTTGGGTTTTCTTGTCAAAAAACGGTGTTTTTACAAACCTGACTAATAACCCAAATAAAGAATCAGCCACAATCTCTTTTCCACAAATGTCACAATATTTTCGTGTCATGCTATTTATTCTTCATCTTCTTTTTTATCCCCTTCTTCATCTTTTTCATCACTTTCTTCTTCATCTTTTTCATCACTTTCTTCTTCATCTTCTTCTTCATCCTCTTCTTCATCTTCTTCATCATCTTCTTCATCATCCTCTTTTTCGTCTTCTTCTTCATCATCTTCTTCTTCATCATCCTCTTCTTCGTCCTCTTCTTTGTCTTCAGTGCCTTCTTTAACATCATCTTCTAATTCTTCTTCTTTTTCTTCATCAACAGGTTTATTTTCTAAAGATTCTTCAGTTTCTTCTTCTACTTTATTTTCTTCTTCCATACTAATATAACAAGTTAATTAATATTTTTCGACTTTTAAATTTAAAGGAGAAAGCTAGTCCATACTACCTCTCGGTTAGAAAATTATCCGAAGGGAAATTCCTCCTTAAAAGAAATTTCAACCTTCCAAAAGAATGTATGGTTCCTTACTTCGTAAAAAGTAATTAAACCTTCTCCTTCTACGTATTTTCTCGCCGAAGCCAGAAAGTCGTTAGTACAATTATAGATTTCCAGTGTCTTTAAGTTGTTTGATATATTTTTCTGCTTCTTTTATACAACTGAACCTGCTTTCACCTGAAAAAGATAAAACTTCTTTGTTTGCTGCTTCTAATATTAAAATCCTTTCTTTAACACTGCGTGCTCTTGGAGCAAGAGTAAATACATGATATGGTCTTTTCAATGTAATTTTTATTTGTCTAAGTCGTTGTTTATATGTCATGATCTATTACTTTTTGTTTTCGTATTTTTTTATGGTATTTATAAGCACTTTGACTTTGTCTTTTACGCCAACTTTTCGACCTTTCAGATTTTTTATCTTTTCTCCAACCATACCAACTTTCATATTTATCTGATTCTATTCGAACTCCTTTACCTTTATATATTGAATTACTTGTTGGCATATTTTGTTAAGAGTAATATTCTTTTTACTCAATAGAATATATTTTAATCTTTTAGATTTCATTTAATGCTAATATTTTCTCTTAAAGTTCTTGCTTTTATCTTGGGTTCTCCATTCCACCATGTATCAATAGTCCAATTTATAAAAACAATAATATCTTTATCTTCTAATTTTTTAAGCCAAAACCAATGAAGTTTTAATTGATTTGAAATTTGTGTTTTAATCACTTCTTTATTTGGTTTCATAGTTAGCACATTTATCTAAAAAAGTATTTAAATCTGCTTTTTTTACTCTCCATGCAGGCATTTTATGAGCTTTTAATTTACCAGATAAAATATATCTATATACTGTTCTCATACTAACACGAAGATATTTTGCAACTTCTGAAAGTTTCAATAATTGCTGAGAATTTTGTTTTAAATTATTTTTCATTTTATTAACACGGTTTAATACTTTCAACTCTGACCATTTTTACTTTAAAATAACAATCTAACATTCCATCAGTATGAGTCGGCTTGTCTTCAATTCCTTCTACACCTCCAATTAATATTAATCGAATATCACCTTCATCTTTCAACTTTTTTGCTAAAAGTATCCCCTGACGTCTTGAAATTATTACACTTCCATATGTTTTTAATATTCTTTCATTAATTTGTTTCTTCATACTAATCAAGTTGAACGTCTTCTTCTAATAAATTTTCTTCGTGTTTTGCTAAAGAATGATATACTGTAAAAAGTAATGTTGGCTTTCGACCTGGTTTAGGTGTACCCTTTCCTGTAAATTCAACTTTAACTCTCTCTCCAACAGTAACAAATTGAAGTCTTGCATCTAATATTGTAGTGCCCCAAACTGAAAGTAAAGTGTCATCATCTTTCTGAATAGTATATAATTTTGATGAATTTGGACCTACGTTAGTTTTTATTTCAATGAGATTTCCAATTAAGATTGGCTCATTTACATAATCCCAAATTCCAGGTTTAACTTCTTCCCATTTTTCTTCTTTTGTTGTATTGTTAGTCATTGTCTTATTTTATTTTTATATTAAATTGACCTTTATTGATATTTTTGACCTTTATAAGTATATTATATCATATTTAGACGTTTTTGTACATAGGTACTACTATTAAAATGAAAGATATACTATTTAGCTCCTCCGAGTGGATTCGAACCGCTAATTCTTCTTTAACAGAGAAGTGTATTACCATTATACTACGGAGGAATAAAAATTAATTCAACTGTTTCCGTGATAGGAGTTGAACCTACACTCTTCTGTATGTAACACAGCTGTTTTGCCGTTAAACTACACGGAAATATGTGACAAGGACAGGAATCGAACCTGTAATGTTTACCACTAGGGTGCTAGTTTTACAGACTAGTGCCTTCACCATTCGGCACACCTTGCCATTATCGTTTATTTATACTAATTAAATATTTTTGTCAGTGCCACCGATAGGAATTGGACCTATTACCCCTCGCTTTTCAAGCGAATGCTCTACCATTGAGCTACGTTGGCAAAATGTACCCCCAAGTGGACTCGAACCACTATTTCAGGTTTAGAAGACCAGTATCCTATCCAATTGGATGACAGGGGTATTATTTAGATATGATTGGTAGGGATTCTCGATATTCCACCCTACAGTGTGAGGCGTATCTCTACCGCTTCCCTCACAGTTTTTACTTCTGGTTTATTACCAGCTACAGGTAGAACATAATGCAATACTTTTTAGACCAACATCGCTTCTGGTTCTTTTTGCTTATCAACCAAACTTCAGTTCCCATTAAGCGTATCAAGAACTCTGGAGATGACTTGCCACCTTCTTCGCCTAATAGTTATTGCGTTTGGTATATTGGTTTATCGTCTATTCTGCCACAATCATATCTAAATGAGACCTAGATAGGATTTGCACCTATGTAGAGAGTTTTGCAGACTCCCACCTGACTACTCGGTAACTAGGTCTTGTTGAATTTTAATACTTTATTATTGTTAGTTTTATAATCATGTTTTTGTGGAAGCAGTTGGAGTTGAACCAACAACTACTCAAGAACTTCTAGCAAGTCTCTTTTTCATCGATACACTTCACGCACTTACCCGCTACTAGAATGAGATAAGATTTTGCAATGTGCTTCAGACCAATGTCTTCTGCCTCCGTGTGGGAATACTAGGAATCGAACCTAGAATCTCCTGTTTAAAAGACAGGTACTCTACCAAATTGAGTTATATTCCCTTATGTTGCAGGATTAGGATTCGAACCTAAATTATGAGAGTCAGAATCTCATATCCTACCGATTAGATGACCCTGCAGTATAGTAGGGATAATAGGACTTGCACCCATATCTTCTATTTTATAAGAATAGAGCTTTACTTTTAAGCTATATCCCTGTACCCCATCTAGGATTCGCACCCAGATTTTTAGCTTCGAAGGCTAATACTCTGTCTGTTGAGTTAATGGGGTTTTTATGAATTATATAGAGTTATCAATTAAATCTTCTTTTGAAAATTTATTTTGCCTTATTAATCGGCAACCTCTTACAATTCATTTATTTATATATTCTAATAATAAATATTGTTGGCTTAATAGGAATTGAACCTATAACTTCTTCTTTATCAGAGAAGTGTTCTACCGTTGAACTATAAGCCATCTTCAATAGTGGGAATGAAAGGAATCGAACCTTTAACCTTTTCTTTAAGAGAGAATTGCTCTGCCTTATTAAGCTACATTCCCATCTTTATTTGCGACCCTAGCGGGAGTTGAACCCACATTGGAAGAATGAAAGTCTTCTAGCCTGCCATTAGCTGATAAGGTCATTTGTGGCTTCAAAGAGAATTGAACTCTTGTTACAAGATTGAGAATCTTGTTTCCTGCCACTAGAAGATGAAGCCCTTATATGCCACTAGAAGGATTCGAACCTTCAATTTTTAGTTTTTGAAACTAATATGTCTACCAAATTGCATCATAGTGGCATTTTGTGTGCCAAGTAGGATTCGAACCTACACTGAACAGGACTTAAATCTGTTGCCTCTGCCATTGGGCTACTGGCACATATAGTACTACCCCTGGGACTCGAACCCAGATAAAAAGTGTCTAAGACTTTCTCCTTTGCCAATTAGGACAGGGTAGTATATGAGCCAATGAAGGGCATCGAACCCCCAACCTGATGCTTACAAAGCAACTGCTCTGCCAAATTGAGCTACATTGGCTTATTTATATTAAACGAATTAAGAAACTAATTAAATAGCTAATCAATTCTTTTTTAGTTATAAATCCTTTTTCCTTTAATGCCTCTAATAATAGAGGTATGTCACTTGGTATTAAAAACATAGGCGGAAGAAGTAGGACTCGAACCTACAAAGGTTTTTACCCTTTACGGTTTAGCAAACCGCTTCCTTGTCCATTTTGGATATTCTTCCGTACAACAGACAACACACTTACTTGCTGCGGAAGATGTAGGACTCGAACCTACACGCCTTTTACAGCTCCTCTTTTCAAGAGAGGTGGGATAGCCATTTCCCCGACAATCTTCCATGGTTCCAACGGTAGGAATTGCACCTACGATTTTCTGCTTATGAGACAGACGACATACTGCTTGTCCACGTTGGAATATGCTCCGAAGCTAGGATTCGAACCTAGATTAGGAGGATCAAAGTCTCCTATGCGACCATTACATTACTTCGGAATTTTAATTTTTTTCTACTTCTACTACGATATTTTAAATTCAGTTTTTTTGCAATTCATTTTTTTCTTTGCTCTTTTTCTCTTTTTCTTATTTCGGCGGGTCCGTTGCCTGCGTTTATTTTTATTCATTTTTTATATTGAAATTTTTTCGATCCTTAAACTCTTGTTTTTTTCCTATGTTCCATTGTTTAACGGGCCTGAGATAACCGACAATCCTTGAATAAACTTCGCATTTTCTAAAATTATTCAAAGAAGGATTTTTCTTGAAACATTCATTACATTTTAAAATGTTTATTTCTTTATCTCCTTCTTTATACACTAAAAGTTTACCCCCAATTATTCTTTTGTTTTTGATTACGAGTTCTTTGCCACAATCATGGCAAACTCGCTTTATTTTTATTTTTTTCATAACTTCACTTATTTTTTTGCTTAGGACCCTTGAAATAATTGAGTCTTTTAGTCTTTTTCTGCTTTTTTTTCTTTTTGGATTTTTTTTTTCATATTTTTATTTCTATCCATGCTCTAGTTTCTGGACCTAGTTGCATTTTATCTTTATGTTTTTCATACCATACTATTGTATTATCTTTATAACCCTGTGCTTTCGCCGCTCCTTTCCAATCACAGAACATTTCTTTTTTATATTTAAGAGGCATTTCTAAAATCTTAAAAGTTCCATTGTCGTAAGGCAAAATCCACCATTGCCAATGATGCCTGTTTCTTTTTTGGTGCAATAACCAAGCAAAATCAAATGCATCATCTCCTGTATCAATTGGTTTATAATAACCTGTTTCATTTCTATCTTTAACATCTTGATATTTTTTTTCCCCATAAAAATGATTTGCATAGGGAAAAAATTCATCTGGCTTAAATTTGGATAAATCATGAATAACACCTTGCCAGAAAATTCCTTCTTTACAACATTCAAGAAAAACAAACCATTTATGCTTTATAAGATAGTTAAGATATTTAAAATATTTTTTCATTTTTTTTCTTCTTCTAAAAGTATTATTCTTAATAGCGAATATACTGCTAAGTCCATAAGGCTATCTCTTACACTTTCATTCTTGCCTTCTTTTTTAGTGAGCTGAATTAATCTTGACCATTTATCTGACATTCTTATAAGAGTTCCTATATGAGCCGGAATAGGGTGTGATTTTTTACAGTGTGGACACTTGACATAAATCTCCTCGCACATTTTTAGATTAGAAAATGGATCTGTTGTTTTAGCGTAATCGTGGTTTTTAGAGCTGTGAATTTCTTTAATCTCCTCTAATAGTTCGTAAAATTTGGGGTGACCGTAGTATTTCTTCATAGTTTTGTTATTTTATTTAGATTTGACCTTTAAAATATATCCTTTATACCAGCTAAAATATGAGCTCCAAAACTCTTTTTCCAATCTCTTCCCACATTTATTACACCAAGCATAGTATTGGTCTGGCTCGTATTCTTTTTCACACCCCATACAACTGTGTTTTATTTTATCTTCAAGTTTTGGGGCAGTAGAACAATTGTGCCATACCCCCCTAAAACAAGGATAACCACATATTGGACAATCTCCTACATATTCTGGATTACCTGTTGTTGTTTCTTTGTTCATGGTTTTATTTCTTCTAAAATTTCTTTAGCAAAATGTTGAATTATCTTATATTTAACTTTCATTTTTTTATCTGGCAATCCTTCTGCTATATCTTTTAAATTAGAAATACTTTCATTTCTTAATAATGGTTTTATTATTAAC